GACCCCGCCGAACCCGACGCGCTACAGGAGCTCGGCAAGGCGGTGGCCGAATGGGAACGCGCGGGCGGCGAACAGGCTCGCATCCATTCGGTCGAAGCCCTGCACCGGTTGGGGTGGTTCTGATGGACGGGTACTGGTGGGGCGTGCTCACCCCGTTCGCGATCATACTGGGAATCCTGCTCCTGTATCTGACGGGCAATCTGTTCGGTGCAATCGTCAGCTGGGCGTGGAAACGGGCGCATTACGGGCTGCTGAAGAAGGGGTGGATCGCCGAGGACTACGACGAGGACTCAAGGGAATGGACCACCCGTCCCGGCGCGGAACGCCTGGCGGCCGCGTTGACCCGGTACGGCGAATACCGGATGCTCCCGTGCTTCGGCTGGGTGATCTTCATCGTCCGCGACCACAAGCCGAATGACAAGGAGAAGGCCGATGAACGATAGGCGATACGAGGAGCTGGCCCGCCGGCTAGCCGATTATCCCGGCCGGTGGATTCCATGGCCGGTCCCGTTCGGAACGCGCGCCGAGGCCGATCGGCTGTTCGAATCGTTGCGTGACGGCGGATGCGAGGCGTTCAGGGTCGATTCCGCCGCGTTCCGATGGCGGATGGACGAGTTCACAACGATTGTGGACGAGCACAGGCTCGTGTGGATGGAGGTGAGCTGCGCATGGTGAAGAAGGAACCGGAGATCATCGACGGCATTCGAGGAACTTCAGGAGACGTTGATGGTACACCAACGGCAACAAGCCCATGCAAAGGAAGGAACAAATTGATGAATGCTATCACCATAGGATTGGCCGATGATGGCAAGGTGTCATGGTCTCCCGCCGTTGACGGAAATCTGCTGGTGACCGGCGGTGCCGGGTGCGGCAAGACCTGGTGGCTGATTCATACGCTGATTCCCGCTCTCGATGCTTCGGGCACGCGCGTGTGCCTGTATGACGGGTATGTTCGCCGAGGTTACGACGAGCCCATGGAAGGGACTGTTCCCGTCGAAGATCCGATGTCCGTATTGAATGAATCCGATGCCGTGCTGATCATCGACCACGTGAATCCCGGCATTGACGACGAACTGGCTTTGATCGAAAACATGAGAGATGTTCAGAGCGATATTCCCATAATCCTGTCCGTCCAATTGGCTCCAGAACCGGACCGGTGGGACGCATGGTGCAAGCTGCACATGCTCCCATCACATGAGACCGGACTGCCGCGCGGTCGTGTCGGAACATGGTCCGCATTCCTGGAAGCATCGAGGAAAGTACTGCTGCCATGACCATGACCTTCACCGACAGCGGCGAACTGCGCCGGCAGATTCTCGCCAACCCGTATCTGCCCGAACATCTGCGTGAACGGGCGAAGAACGATACAAGCGAATACTGCCGGGCCGAGGATGACGACGACCTGCTGGAAATCGACCGGCTCGCGGGCCATGGGCTCGTCCGCTTCCACTTCGAATCCGGCAACGCCTCCATGCGCATGGACGTGCCGGATGATGCCGCCCGAAGCATCGCCCAGTGGATCCTCGACCATACGAACGCGTGAAGGAGCGCATCATGAAGAACATCTTTGTCCTGAATTCCGTCATCAGACTCATCGAACGGAACACAGCCCATGCCATACGGTTTGCGCGGATCGGGGCGGCTCTGCTGCTGATTGCGGTAGGAACGCTGGTATTCGGCGCTTGTGTTCTCCTGACGGGAACCCCTCTTGTCGTTCTGTTTACCGCGTTCGTGATCTGCTCGTTTATCGGGAGCCAACTGTTCGGCGGCGCGATTCTGGTGATGGAGGAAGACCGACGGAAACAGCCGACGCGACGGGGCGAACGGTAATGAAAATGTCAAGTGCGCGCGTTCGGTGCAAGTCCGTTCCGTCCAGAGAGCTCTCCACGCTCATCCTGCACCGGGATACGGGCATCACGGATCCGGAGCGCCCGTTCAAACACGAATGCTCGTGCGGCCGCTGGTTCACCGCATTGGACTGGCATTTGCACAGGTGCTGGACGGGTTCCGAATGCCAGTACGACGAGCCGCCGAGCATCCTCCACGAATATGAGAGGTTCCTCGCATACGACCTGTTGTGCGAGGCATTGGGGCAGGTCGGAGTGCTGGCGCCCATCCGATACAAACACCCATCCCGAATGGGAAGAGGGAGGGGAAAATCATGCGTGGTTTCATGCGTTTCGTCAGGTCGAGCCGTCTGCTGACGGTCGGCGCGATCGCGTTCATCATCACCCTGGCCGCGGCGCTGGCGGCGTTCCTTTGCGACCGGCAGGGCGGTCGGCATCGACCGTGGATGCGTGCACGCCGCCGCCGACTCCGACGGACGGTTCATGGACCTGCCGAAAGACAGGTTGAAGGCCATCGACCGTGAAATCAGGAAACGGCAGAAAGCCCAAGCCCGCAGGGCAGGGAACGCGGGATACCCCAACGAACGGGAGTACGCGAAGAGCGGCAAGACCAGCCGCGCGTATCGGAGGACCCGGCTGGAAATCGGGAGACTGCACGCGAAGTCGAAGCGCATACTGGACGACGTGTACCAGAAGTACACGACCCGGCTCGTACGCGACAACGACCTGATTGTGTTGGAGAACCTAAGGTTGGCGAACATGAGCCGCCGCAACAAGCCTGTTTCCGACCCGTTGCACGAGGGCAGATACCTGCCCAACGGACAGGCCGCGAAACGCGGACTCAACCGGAGCCTGAGACAGGCCAGCATGGGACGACTCGCGTCCATGCCCGCCTACACCAGCCAGACATGCAGCCGATGCGGGCATGTGGACAAGAAGAACCGTGAGAGTCAAGCGGTCTTCGTCTGCAAGAAATGCTCGTACACGGCGAACACCGACGTGAACGCCGCCCGGAATATTCTCAAAAGAGGATTGGACACGCTCGCCGTCACGTCGGAAAACCTGTGGGGCGCGGACGGCACCCCGGTCGAACAGGGACGTAAGACCAACGGAAACGCTGCACGCGAATCCGTGGCACTCTCTTAGAAGCCAAAACCTCTCCCATCGTCAGGATGGGGGGAATCCCCCGGCTTCAGCCGTGGGGAGGACGTCAAAGAACAACCCGACCCCGGAACTGTTCTCATGGAAACGATCATTGAATCACGACGGCGTATGGCTGCACATCACGGAAGGCGGAATGGACGGATCTGTCCAGCAAGCCTGTATGGATAGTCTGTTCGGTGGAGCTAAGTCGGAGCCGACCGGCGAATGGACGGAAATAGATCTGAATGGAATAAGTCGCTGGCAGAAACAGGATGACGGGGCTGCTGACATCATATGGAAGTCCGCGGATTGACTAAAAGGACAAAGCAATGAGCGTTACGAAATCGAAGACAGCGGAACACGATGCAGACATTAAGGACAACTCTCACAAACGCGCGAAGCTAGAGGCTTTCGCAGAAGCTCAGGCACTCATATCGAAATTGCCGCGCGAAACCGTTCTAGACACAATGAGCCACGAAGATATGGAAACGCAATTTGAACGCCGAAGCGTTTAAACCACAATCAGGCTTCGCTACGACCGGCTAGGAGGCTAAATCGAGCGTGGCTCAGAATGCCTACACGATATATACTCAAATAGTCCCAATGCGGAATATTTGAGTATATACTTGCAATATGGCTATAGAAACAGCAGAGACTTTACTGACTACTCAAGAGGCCGCCGAAAAACTCGGCGTAGGTGATCGAAGGATTCGCTCACTGGTCAGTCAGCATCTTCTGAATGCAGTCAAAGAGGGAGACCGTCTTTACATAACCAACGAATCCGTTAGACGACTCAATCACGTTGACCGCAAGCGAGGACGCACATTCTCTCCCCGTATTGCCTTTGCCTCGCTGTACATGATCTCCGGAGAGAGCGTTAACTGGCTCAGCGCTTCGGAGAAGTATCAGCTCAAAAAACGTCTAACGACATTGGATGCAACTGATTTGGTCTCCTTGTGCAGAAATAGGGCAAGACTGTGTTCCATGTGGTGCAGAGAGAGCCGACTGGAGAAGGTAATTCAGGAGATACGTTTATCCGCAGGCACCGGCGAGCTGGCTGCAGAGTTCAATTTGACTGAAACAAGCGACGTGGAAGGATATCTGCTGGAAAGCGATCTGCAGCGAATAGTCGAACAGGCAAAACTGCGTTCTGACTTTCAACCCGCAAACGTCAGATTGCATGTATCCTCCTACATTCCGAATGGTTCCGGAAATATGCCAATCGGAGTATGCTCAGCCGATCTCGCCGATTCACTAGATGTCAGAGAATGCGGTGCCGGTTTTGATAAGCTCACGCAATTACTATCCCGTTTCCAATCTGATAACAAGGGTAAGGACAGCCGATGAATACAGTCGATATTTCGGCCCAGGCTCAACCGTGGAGTACGGTCTTTGCCGTCGCTCAGCATTTTACGTCTGATGAATGGCTACTCACTGGCGGTCTGATGGTTCAAGCGCATGCCATGCTCCACGGGCTTCCTGTCCGCCCTACCACCGACGCTGACTTTTTATTGAATATCCTGACCTATGATCGAATAGCCACGCAGATGGAAAGCTATCTTGCCACTATGGGATACAGGTTGCAAAAAGACGCCCTAACTAAATATGCAACTCGATTTGAAAACCCTGCCCACGACAAAGTGGACATACTGGTAACGGATTATCTGTACGGAAAGAAAAAAAGAGAAGGTGCCACTCTTTCGGGAATGAGATTATGCGGTATGCCCGGAGGTGGTCAGGCCATCAAACGAAGCATGCGACTTCAACTTAGATATGACCAGCAATCCGCATCCATCGCAATTCCTGATCTACTCGGCGCATTGATGCTGAAGAGCGCTGCGTGGGAAGTCGATAAGACAGCTAGAAGAGACCGCCATCTCATTGACGCTGCATTGCTGCTCTCTCTAATCGACAGTCCAGATGAGGAAGCAAAAAGGCTCCATAGTTCCAATGACCGCAAACGAATTTTGCGCTTGCATGAGTTACTTGCTGCAGATTCCGACTATTGGTCGAGCTTGGATCAGACGCATCGGCAGGATGGAATCGATACGTTAGACACGCTAACCGACTGGACAGAAGGAGAACATCATTAGGCTTCGCTACGGCCGGCTAGGGCTCGGCCGAGGGTGATTTCGTCGGCGTATTCGAGGTCGGAGCCGACCGGCAGACCACTGGCAAGGCGCGTGATCAGTATTCTGCTGGCTGCCCGTAGTCGTCGTATTGTTCTTCCGTCTCGGCTTTGCGCCGGCCTTTTTCCTGTATTTCGCTGGTTTGGTCGGTGCCGCTGATTTCGATGCGTCGGCCGATCCAGCCGATGATGGTGAACGTGATGCAGAAGATGACGAACAAGATTCCGATGATGGCGATGATGCCGAGAATCCAACCGTAGCTGTGCGCCTGTCCAGTCAACCATTGGATGACGTTCGCCGCGGTCACGTCGTTCGCGTATTCGGGACTGTCGGATAGCGTTTCCAAACGCTGGTTGTTCATGCCGAGGAAATAGGATGCATAGCCGACCAGGGGAGCGGCCACCGCAGTTATGATTCCGGCAGTCCACATGAAGAACTGGTACCGGTTGTACCATTTACTGATTTTCCAAAGAATACCCATAGTTCTTATTGAACCAGTCACAGACGTGAGAAAGTCCCTAAAGTTCTAGGATATTAAGTTCTCTGCTTGAGCTTTAGCAATATCTTTCGTGAACGCCACATTCATGGCCAAGCAGCGCACCTACCCATATGTCAAGGCCAGGGGAACCTGTGGCTGTACAAATGGACGCTGTACACCCACACCGGGGCGTTGGTGAGGCAGTTGTGGGATGGCCCACCTGCACATGAACATTTCCCGCAAGTCCACGGAAGAGAAAGCCGATGAGCGCCAAACCACGCCGCATCCACGGAATCAAGCTTGACGAACACGGCAACGAAATCATTCACGATGACAGAACACCACTGGCGTGATATACTGTAAATGTCTACACAAAAACACGGCAACGAAATCATTCACGATGACAGACCACAGGAAGAGGAATCATGAGGATAAGCGATGGCACGGAGACAATGGAGGTCTCCGTAAAGGAATACGGAGACCACTCCGACAAGGAAATCACTGACCAGGCTCTGCCTCCGCTGGTCGATTGGGCGGAAACCCCCGGCATCGTAAGAAACGTGCGACGAACATCGCATCGCCTGATGGAACTCTTTGCGAACGACGGGGCGGACGCCCGCACGATTCTCGGACACATCCCCTATGAGACGAAGCTGGGACTCAGCATCCGCCTGTACGCACCCGACATTCAGGACGACGAACGCGGCCTGCCGGACGACATCAGGCTGACGCGATACATGCGCGTCGACAAGCCAAGCCCGGGCGTCATCGTGGAGACCGAGCTTTATCACTTGGGAAACGTCCTTCGAGGCCGCGATCTGAGTGGACTTGACCTGCGATACCTCGACTTTTCCGGAGTGGACCTTTGCGACGTGAACATGTCAAGAGCCGATTTGAGGGGTTCTTTGATTGACTCGGGCACACCTCTCGGCCGCACCGTATTCAACAACGCAGACATGCGTCGCATGAGGTTCGTCGGAAGGCTGGATTCACGCCGTCCCGTCTATCTGGAGGACGCCGACCTGCGCGAAGCCGATTTCAGCCGTGCCAACGTAAGCTGGTTCCAGTTCGACGGCTCCGACATGTCGGGCACGATACTGCGAAACGCCGTCTTCGAGTGCACGAACATGGAGGGCGTAAACCTTGCCGGGGCCGATGCGACCGGAGCCAATCTGGGCGGTATTGACCTGCGGGAGGCGAATCTGACCGGCGCGGTGATGGACAAGGCTTTCTTGGACAGGACGGTGATGGCCGATGCGACCGTAGGCAGGACGAGCGTTCACGGGCTTCGCATCCGCAGGGGCAATGTCCGTCGAGTGGACTTCGGACAAGCCCACGGGGCGGGGAGCATGTTCTTCGAGAATACGAAGACAAAGGGGAGCACGCTTCCCAGAGGGTTCATCAACCACTATTATGACGCCAGTCTCATAGCCCAGGGGAACGGCTGGAAGCTGAACTACCGCAACAACGGCCTCAACTGTGTGCTTACCTTCGACTGGCGCAACGGATGCCCCGACCTCCGCACGTTTGACCACACGCCGGGATGGGCAGACAGGGACTATCGCGACAGGGTTAAAGAAATCCGCTTCGTGTCGGGTTCCAAAGCACCGGAGGACATGAGTGCTTTCTTCGAGGACATGTTCGCCCTGCGCCGGGTGGACTTCACGAATCTGGACATGTCGAGGACCGTCAGTCTGGCATGGATGTTCAACAATTCGGGCTTCAGGGACGTTGAAATCGTCAACCTGAAGGCCCCGAACGCGAAGGACTGCGAGCGTCTGTTCCGACTTGGCCCCGACGTGACGAGCCTAAAGGTGCCCGGATTGGATGTGAGCGGCGCGGAGGTCGCCCGTGAGATGTTCGCTTCGCGGAATCGGATTACCGAACTGGATCTGTCGGAACTGCGGCTGCCGCAAGTCAAGGACATCAATCGCATGTTCATGCATTGCGAGCGGCTTCGCAGACTGGACATCTCCAATCTGGAGATTCCCCCCGATACGAGGATGGGCGACGCGCCGACCATGTTCTCCAACTGCGTTTCCCTTGAGCATGTGGGCATGCCGGCGAGGGGCGCTCTGACCGACCGGTACGGGGAGACGATGAAACGGTTCAACGCGGGCGACCGTGCCGTGTTGAAGGCACGGTCGTATCCGCGTGTCACCGTACTCGCCCTGTAAAAGCGCTCGGACACACGCCGATAGGACAATTGACCACGGGGACGCACCCGGCGAGCGGAAAGGAATAGGAAATGGCCGACAGACCCCTCATCGTCATCGACATGGACAACACGTTCGTTGACTATACGACCGCGTTCAACTCGTACAGGCGCATTTCCTTGAGAAGCTGTTCCTTGTGTTCGTCGATGGTTCTCTGGTCACGGTCGTGGTCGGTTTTGATCTTCCAAGATGTAGCTCATTTCGTATCCTTATCTCAGACGGCCAGAAGGCGTTGTTCCTTCCTGCGTTCGGCGATTTTCTCGGCGAGCCATGTGTTGACCACGGCGTTGCGGCTGATTGCCAGTTCGTCCGCTTCGGCGTCGAGACTTTCGACCATCCAGTCAGGCAGGGTGAGGTTGACCTTGCGGGTCACGGTCTTCGCGGGGCGGATGACGCGGGGTTTTGTCATGTCGAAGTACCGGCGCATGTCGTCGCCCCGCTCGAAGGCCTCGTCGATGTCCGAAGCCTTGACCGTCTCAATCGTCCTTGTGTCGCTCATAGGTGTCCTCCTCGTAGTCGCGTGAGCGCCGCACCGAAATGATGCGGACGATGTCCTTGCGTTCGCCACGGTAGGTGACGATGGCCGTCCAGTGCTTGCCGTCGATGACGCCGAGCTCAAGGTAGCGGGCGTCGTCGCTGCGCGGGTCGGCGCTGAATTCGAGCACGACGCCGTCCCACATGCGCCGGGCCTGCTCGAAGTCGATGCCGTGCTTGGCGAGGTTCTTCGCGCTTTTGGCCGGGTCATACTCAAATTCCACATCCTACCTCCTGTTGAATACCTATTATACACTTTAAGAATACCATTGCAATACCTGTGGTGTTCACCCCTTCGGTTCGACCGCCAACGTGGGAACATCCTCCAGAATCGACCTGTAGTCCTCCAACACTCCGACCGTCACGTTCAACGATGGCGTGCTTCATTGCGACAGGGAGCTTGATGGCCACCTACCGTTCCTACGACGATTCCGGCGAAGCCCTACGCTGTGTCACCCATAGCGGAATATGCCGGACCTATCAAGGTTGACAAACATTTTTTATCGTCTTTTTTTTGGTGTTAACCGTCGTTTCGCTTAAACTTGTGGCTGTCATAAGCAGTCCCTGATCTTCGAGGAGAAAAGAATGGGAGCAATTTCGAAAACAGGTGGGCCGGTGCGTGGTCTGTGGCGTAAGCTCGGCCGCGCGGTACTGGCTGGTGGTGTCGCCGCGGCGATGCTTGTGTCCGGCGTGGGTGTCGCGAACGCGGCGTCCGATGGCCGTCCGGGCTATTGGTGGAAGCCTGCCAGTGAGGGCGGCTGGTGGAGCGGTTCTCATAACAGTCTGTTGGGTGTGCAGGAGTACGCGGCGAACGGCGACCCGGTCTACTGCATGGAGGCCGGTAAGGCTTCGAGTGCGACGCACACGTGGGCTACGGCGACTGATGCGACGTCCAGGATCGCCGCGTTCATGGTCGACCAGCATAAGTCGAGCAGGGATGATTTCACGCAGGCGTCGGTGTCGTATGCGATCCATGAGCATTTGGATCGTGGCGAGTCGCATTTCAAGATCCTGAAGTCCGTTGGCCTGGAGGGCGCGGATATCAACAGTGTCGCGGCGAATGCGAAGAGGCTGTGGGATGAGGCTGCGGCGAACATGCCGGCGAACATCAAGGCGTCGTACAAGTACACGTCCGGCCAGCGCAAGGGCACCGTCAACCCCGGAATCCAGAACGGCAACGGCCAGTACGTGTCCGGTCTTGCATTCACGATTACGGACCTGAACAACAACATCCACTTCGACGCAACCGGCACGAACACGATCTCCGGCACCACGAACGGTCAAGCCCAGCATCTCGCATGGACCGCCGTGAAAAGCGGAAAAATTAAGTTGGAGATTACGTACAAGGCTCGTAATGGGATGAAGTCCTCTTCACCAGGGCAGGATTTGTTCCGGCCATCTGATCCTTCTACTGTTTCGGGTACCGTGCAGTTCAACGTGACGACCCAATTCCAGCCGTCCGTCACCACCCAGACCGTGCGGACCCTCGCCGCCGGCAAGCCGGTCACCGACACCATCACCAGCGGCGGCAACTGGATCACGGGCATCAGCGTCAAAGCGGACGGCTACTACTGGAGCGGGCTGACCGGCAAACCCAAGCAGGTCGCCCGCAAGAGCGGCGAAACCCCGAGCGCGTACATCAGCCGCCTGACCGGCCTGTACGGCCCCTACTCGGCGACCGCCAGCGCGACGTTCACCGAAGCCAAGCAGAAGAAGACCGTCACCGCGACATCCAACGGATACGAGTACAAGAACCCCGGTGACGGCGCGTACGGCACATGGGTGTGGGTCATGCCCAAGGACAAGCAGCACGTCAAGATCACCGACGCGACGCTCGGAACCGACCCCCTGTCCTACGTCGAGAACGATTACGTCGACGAGTTCGGCCAGTTGAAAGAAACGAACGTGAACCTCTCCAAAGGCCGGGTGTTCAGCCAGGTCAACAGCGCGTCCGCCGCCAAGGGCCGCGACCTCGCCGACCAGATCACCATCAGCGGACTGCCCAAGGGGTTCGGCTCGTTCACCGGCGACACCGACTTTAAGCTCGCGGCTGATTCCACGGACGCCACCGTGCGCGTCTGGTGGGCCGGCGCCGGCGACGACAAGACCACGGGCCCCGACGCCGACAAGCCGTACAAGCCGGCCGGCGCGGCGGAACCCAAGGAGGACGCCAACCACAAGCTGATCGGCACGTACACGTACGATCTCACCGCGCTCCTCAAGGAGCAGGGCGACAACGGCAGCGTGCGCATCATCGTCGGCAACGGCGACAACGGCACCCCCACCAAGGACGGCAAGCACTTCTCCCTGGCCGCCGACAAGACCGGCTACTACACGTTCGTGTTCGAAGCCGGCAAGGACGGCACCCGCGTACCCAAGTTCACAAGCGCGTACAATGATGCGTTCGAGACCGCGGTCGTCACCGAGAACCCGACCCCCGTCATCGCGTTGGATTCCGAAACCAACCCGGCCGACGTGGCCGTAGGCGAGAAATTCCACGACGTGGCCCGCATCAGCGGCAACAAGAAGCTCGACAAGGGAGCGTACGTGCAGTTCACCGCCTACAAGCCCGTGGACGGCAAGGCCGACGCGACCGTCGGCACGATCCTCGACCAGAAGGTCACGCTGACCGACGAGCAGATCAAGACCCTCGCATCCGGCCAGCAGATCGAAGTCGCTTCCCAGGACGTGTCCGCCGACACGCTCGGCACCGTGTACTGGCAGGCAGCCCTCCACGATGCGGACGGGACCATCATCGCCACCCACCAGTTCGGCGTGAAGAACGAGAGCGTGACCGTGCGCGGCAACGGGCGGATAGCGTCCGAAAGCCAGAAGCAGGGCGCCGTCGGCGGGAAGATGTGGGACATCATCACCGTCAGCGACGTCGCATCCGGCAAGGATCGCGGCAACATCCCCGCAGGCAGCAGCGTGAAGGTCGACGTGTACAAGCACCAGGGCCAGAACGACGCGACCGCGGGCCAGCTCGTCGAATCGAAGAGCTTCCCCATTGACACCACGAAGCTCGGCCAGCGTCCCGGAAGCTACTCGTTCAAGGCCGAAATGGACGGCGAATACCCGGCCGCGGGCCAATACAACTGGGTCGCGACGCTCATCGACCCGAAGGGCAACACGATCGCCGCGGGCAAGTACGGCGAGGCCAGCGAACGCACGTTCGTTCAGGAGTACAGAACCGAGGCGGCCAAGCAGTGGCTCAGCGCCGACGACGCCGGCTACGCGGCCAAGACCGTGAAGACCTACGACGTGCTCACCCAGAAGTACTTCGGCTACTGGGGTGAGGACGGTCAGACGCCGCAACGCTACGAGGGCAACACCGTCAAGGGCACCCAGGCGCAGTTCAGCATCTGGCAGCAGGGCAAGGGCGACGAGTCCACCGACGTGAAGGCCGCTGACGGCAAGGCGCATGACCTGCCGTCCATCGACCCCGATCACGACGCGAAAGACGACATGCAGCGCTTCAAGTCCGAGACGTTCACGTTGGACGCGCAGCAGGCCGGACCCTACTATTACGGCCTGCGCGTCACCAACACCCAGGACGCCGCCAACCTGAAGAAACTGACCGGCGAGGACTCGGACGGTCTCGTGTACGAGGCACCCAAGCGCGTCCCGTCCGAAACGTTCCAGGTCGTCAAGGTCACGTCCACCGCCGACCCGGTGGTCACCACCGACATAAAGCAGGTCAAGGACACGCTCCATGTGGAAGGCACCCTGCCCGCAGGCAGCAGCTACCAGGTCGAGGTCTGGTCCGTCAAGGACGGCAAGACCGACACCAAGGTCGCCGAAGGCGAGAAGACCACCCTCAACGAGGACGTGACCGACACCGACATCCAGGCGGTCATGGACAACCCCGGCAAGGTCGGCGACTACCAGTTCCGCTTCAAGGTGTGGGCCCCCGACAACCTCGGCGGAGACCCGACCGTAGCCGATGAGGCCGGCCCGGTCGACGACACGTGGAAGCAGGGCGACGGCTACAAGCAGGACGTGCTCCTCTACGAAGGCGAAAGCGTGGAATCCGAACGGTTCACCGTCATCGAGATCACCACCAACACCAAGGGCACCAACGGCGTGCACACCGTGAACGGCGAGAACTACGTGGACGTGACCAATGGCGCCGACGTCAACGACCATGCGATCATCGACGGCACCCTGCCCGACGGCTACCAGCTCGGCTTCGAACTGTACAAGCAGGACAAGGGCGAGGACGCGGCCAAGGACACGCTCACCGCGACCATCCAGCCCACCGACCTCAAGGCCGGCGTCAAGGAGCTCGACAGCCAGACCACGAAGATCACCGAACCCGGCACATACTACTGGGTGACCGTGTTCTCGAAGAAGGACGGCAGCGAGTTCCCCGACGGCGCCAAGCAGGTGCGTTCCGCCAGCCGCATCAAGGCCGAAAGCCTCCGTGCGATCCGCATCACCACCACCACGTTCAAGTGGAGCGCGAAGGGCGGGGAACTGTCCGACGTGGCCCACGTGGAAGGCGACCTGCCCGCCGACAGCACGGTAGGGTTCGAACTGCACGACTACAAGACCGGCGAGAAGGTCACGGAAACCAAGCCCATGAAGCTCTCCGACCTTGACGGCTACAAGCAGGACGCGGACACGCAGGACGTGACCGGTCCAGCCGTGACCGTGCCCGACGCGAACGACTACTACTTCGTCGAATGGGTGAAACTGCCCGGTGACGACGGCGACGAGTTCCACCGCGGCAACGACCGCGCGCCGAACGAGTCCACGCGCGCCATCAGCGCCGACACCACCACGTTCGTGCAGCAGACCGTCGGCACGCCCGTGTCCGATCACACCGTGTTCGCGCACATCGACTACAAGGACGACATCCGCCCCGACATCAAGGCGGGTCTGAAAGCCTCGTGGGAGGTGTGGAAGCAGTCCGACGGCGACGTGTCGAAGGACACGCTCATCACCACGCTCGCCAAGCAGGGCGTCGCACTGGAGGACGGCCAGACGGAGGCCGACAGTCCCGCCTACAAGTTCACCCAGACCGGCGTGTTCTACTTCCGTGTGCGCATCACCGACGACGAAGGCAAGCTCGTCGCCTACGGCAAGCCGCGTGAAGCGTCCGAAACCATCCATGTCATCACCTCCAAGTCCAACACCGTGAGCGCCATCAACGAAGGCGACACGCTGAAGGACAAGGTGACCATCCCCGGCCCCGTCATCGAAGGCACCATGATCTCCTGGAAGGTGTACCTCCAGGACGGCCAGGACGCCTCCAAGGACACGCTCGCCGCATCCTGGGACACGCCGCAGACCGGCGCGTACGTGATCACCGCCGCCGACGCCGCCAAGGCCGCCAAGGACGGGCAGATCACCATCGAAAGCCCGCTCGGATACAAGACCGTGAAGGCCGGCGACACCCCGTACTTCGTGTACTCGCTGACCAGCCCGAAGCGTCTTGACGACGGCACGACCGCCAAGCCCGCGACCGGCGCGGACGGCAAGCCCACCACCGCGCATCTCGCCACCGGCCTGACCGGCATCGGCGAGACCGAATCCGGCAAGCCGACCCCGTTCTACACGGATCGCGCGCGCAACCCAGAGGAGACGTCCAACGTGGTCAAGGTCACCACCCAGACCAAGAGCGAGGCGCACGTGGGCGACAAGATCCACGACACCGCGATCATCGAAGGCAACATCCCCGCCGGCTACTGCATCGAGTTCGAATACTGGCAGCAGAACGCGGGCGGCGTATCCTCCGACAAGCTGGAGCACACCACGCAGTGCGTGACCGTCCCCGCCGGCGCCAACAAGGTCGACGGCCCCGAATACACGGCCAACGAGACCGGCAAGCACTACTGGCGTGAACGCCTGCGCACCCAGGACAACGACAAGCCCGGCCATCACGGCACCGTGACCGTCGTCAGCTACGGCAAGCCCCGCGTGCCCGGCGAGACCGTCACCGTGACCGGACACCTCGCGCAGACTGGCATCACGGCTGGAATCGTGCTTGCGGGAGTCGCCGCACTCACCACCGCCGGCGGGGCCATCGCCCTGTCCGGCCGCCGCAAGCGCCGCGCCTGACCTCGCAGACGCGGATGACGGCCTGACATAAGGGCCGCCCCCGAGGGGCGGGGAGAAATCCCCGCCCCTCACCATTTGCCACCTCGTTTCCGAACGGATGGCAGAGAGAAACCAGAAGAGAAGACCAAGGGGCTTCATCATGCAACGGAAACCAATCATCGTCATCACGGCCACGATCACAGCCCTCATGTTGGCGTTCGGCACGACCGGCGGGGCAATGGCGTCCACCGGCGCCACCGCCACCGGGATGCCGCCTCTGATCCTCAACCGCGCAGGCACACCCACCTACCCGCAGGGAGCCGTCGTCACCGTAGACGGGCATCCCCTCGACAGGTTCGACCCGGCATTGGGAGCCGACGACCCGGCCACCGGCACCATAGAGGCGAAGACCTACAATGTCGACGGGATCGTGAAGCTCGCCGGACTGCCCGAAGGCTGGACCGTGCAGAACGACCTGCGCGAACATGCGACGACCGGCAAGACCAGCGCGTTCTACATCCTCTCCGACGGGACACGCACCTACCGCTGGTGGTTCGACGGGGCGACCGGCATCACGCACACCGTGGACGAGCTGCGCGGCCTGACCCTCACCCGCAACAACGCGCCCATCACGGGAGTGGACACCACGCGCAGCCAGACCCTGCACGGGTTCGCGCCCTCGGACCTCATCGGATACGAGAACGCGCCCGCGAACTGGGACTGCGCGCAGGGCGACACTGAGAACGGCTACGAGTACACGTTCACGCCGGCCGAAGCATCCCAGCCTTCCGTCACCTTCACGTTCCTTTACGATCACGAGACCGACGACCCGGCCGACCTGAAAGGCGTGCAGGCGTGGCTGCCTGACGGGAGCCTCGTGACCGGGTTCGACCCGACGGACACAGGCACGCTCTACAAGATCCCCAACGGCACCAGCACGGTCACGTTCACAGGACTGCCGGAAGGGTGGAAGATATCCAACCAGTCCGGGGGAGCGTCGGACAGGAACATCGGCATCGAACTGGCCGGCCCCAACGGGAACCGCATCAACTACCTGTTCACGCATGCGGGCGACTACACGTACACGTATTCGATCAGCCAGCTCAAACAGGTCACGGCCAAGGCCGACGGCAAGACCGTCGACGGGTTCGGCTGGCAGGGCGGCGACTTCACCATCCCCCATGACGCCAAACAGGTCACATTGGACGGCGTCCCCGAAGGATGGGACAGCCGCACGGCCGACACGGACGGAACGGTAACGGTGACGGTCAGCAGCCCCGACGGGAACATCACCGCGGAATACCGGTTCACGCGGGCCGCGAAACCCGCCAGCGCGGACGACCTGCAGAACGTGCAGGCCATCGTGGACGGTCACCCGCTGGAAGGGTTCATGCCCACCAGGAGCAGCGAATACACGATCCCGGCCGGCTCGAAACCCGGACTGGGCAACATCCCGGAAGGGTGGACGCTCGGACAGTCCGTCGGCGAGGACGGGACCATCACGTTCACCCTCTCCAAGGACACCGTGACGGTCACCTACACGTTCCGGTTCGAGAAACCCAAGCCCAGCACGGACGATCTGAAACAGGTCACGGCCAAGGCCGACGGCCAGCCCGTCAACGGGTTCGACCCGACCGTGAGCGGCGAATACACCGTGCCTGAAGACGCGAAGGTCACGTTGGACGGACTGCCCGAAGGATGGGACGTCAAACACGACAAGGGCACGCTCACGTGGACGCTCACCAGCCCGGACGGGAGCATCACGGTCACCTACACGTTCACCGTCCAGGACGCGCCGGCCGTCGAACAGCACACCGTCACGTTCGACTACGCGCACGACGGCAAGACCACCAGCGTGAAAACCGACGACGGCAAGCCCGTAGGCCAGCCCAAGGATCCCGCCCGCGAGGGATACGAGTTCACCGGATGGATGCTGGACGGCGAACCCTACGACTTCAACAGCCCGGTCACCAAGGATCTGACGCTCACCGCGGGATGGAAGGCCGTCACGCCGAAACCCGAAACCCACACCGTCACGTTCGACACGGGGGAGGGAAGCCCGACCCCCACGCAGACCGTGGAATCCGGCAAGACCGTCACCACGCCCAAGGATCCGACCCGACAGGGATACGAGTTCGCCGGCTGGACACTGGACGGCGAACCCTACGACTTCGGCACGCCCGTCACCCGCGACCTGACATTGAAGGCCATGTGGGAGAAAACGGACGAGCCCGCCACCGCGAGCCACACGATCCGGTTCACCACGGGGAACAGCCCCGACACCACCATCACCGTCAAGGACGGTCAGACCGTGCCACGGCCGAAGGACCCGACCCGCGACGGCTGGAAGTTCACGGGATGGTATGCCGCCGACGCCGACACACCCTACGATTTCACCCGCCCGGTCATCACCGACCTGACCCTCACCGCACGATGGGAGAAGACCGGCGGCCAACTGCCCGGCGACACCAACCGGGACGGCAGGTACACGACGGACGATCTGACGGCATTGACGGCTACTCAGGGCAACGAACCGTACAAGGCATTCTCGCACACGATCCACTCGTACACGGGATTGACGAACCCGCATTCCGTCCTCCTGCACAACCTGCCCGACGGGTGGAAGCTCGCATCCTCCACGACCGCGACCGGCGTCACCTGGCGCGTGACCGCGCCGGACGGCACGACCGTCACCACATACCGTTTCTCCGGCACGTCCACGACCGCCGGGGCAAGCGGCGAAGAACAGCAGGACGGACGCAAGCCCGGCCGATCCGCTCCAATCATCCGCCAGTCCGACACCATCCTGTCCCGGACTGGCGCGAACACCACGGCCGCGATACTGCTGGCCTTCTCCATGCTGATGGGTGGAATCACGGCACTGCTCACGAAGCGGCGCCGAAACGGCCGCAGCCACTGACGGCATACAGGTTTCCCACAAAACGGCCTCGCCCACGAGGGCGGGGCCACACCAGGAAAGGAACAGGTCACCATGACCCAGAAACCAACCAACAACAAGAAGCAGCCTCTCGTGATCGCCAGTTCGCTGGCGGTAGCGACGCTGCTGACCGGAGCCCTCGCCACGACACCGGCCCTCGCCACGCAACTGCGCAGCACGGACGCCGGCACGTCGTACAGCGTCACGACGCCGGCCGCCACCGCGGACGCGTCGGACACGTCCGGCAGCACCGCCAACGATCCGGCCGACTACGATTTCGACCTGTCCTCCACCCCCAGCCTGGGTCTCGTGGCCGTCGACGACAGCAAGGACCTGCCGAAACCCGTGACCGGCACCGGCAAGGACGACCCGCACACCGTGTCAACCGCGTTCAAGGCGATCAAGCCGGGCGTCTACAAGATCAGCTACAACGCCGAACAGGGCAAGCAGGCCGGCACGCTCGCCGGCAGCATCTACCCCAAGACCACCACCAAGAACGGCGTGTTCGAGGGTGACCCGTCGATGAACGGCGCGTTCCAGATCAAAGCGGAATGGGACACGTCCGACGCGAACAAATACGTCCAGAGCAACCTCGCCAAAGGCGCGTACATCGAACTCGCCTACGGTGAGAAGGCCGGCACCCTCCACTTGGAGCGCATCGCCGACTTCGAGGGCGACATCACACCGGACACCAAGACCAGCAACGTGACGTTCAACGAGGGATCCGACTTTCACACCGTCGTCGTGGAGACCGGCAAGACCGTCGCCAAGCCGGCCGACCCGGTGAAAGAGGGGAGCAAGTTCACCGGCTGGCAGCTGGACGGCAAGCCGTACGATTTCACCGAGCCCGTCACCAAGGACATCACCCTCACCGCAGGCTGGAAGGACACTTCGGATGCAGGCCAGGACACGCAGGCCCAGGCCGTCACCATCGACCTGAACAAGCAGGCGCAGGTCGGCTTCTACGGTACGTCGGACGGCAACGTGAAAGAAGGTCTGTCCGATTCGGAGACCGTCGCTGTCACGCCCGGCGAGTACACGATCACCTACGAGAGCGCGAAGGGCTCAGATAAGGGTGTCGCGAACGGCGAGTTCTCGGCCACACCCCACGTGTTCCCCACGTCCGGCAAGGTGGACACGAGCGGAGACGGCACGATCAAGCTGTCCGTGCGCTCCGCGAACGACACGAGCGAGCTGAACAAGGACGTGCCGACCAGCCAGAAGATCACCGTCACGCAGGGCTCCTACGGGTTCTTCACCGGCGACAAGACCGGCACCGCGGGCGCCGGCAAGGTCACCCTCACCCCGGTCAAGACCACGCCCGACAAGCCGGGCACCGGCCTGAAGGGCGATGCGAACAAGGACGGCAAATACTCGGCCGACGACCTTACGGGTATGACCGCCTCCTACACGGACGCCGACGGCAAGACCGTGAAGATCGACAACTTCGACCCGACCTTCGACCAGAGCACCTATTATCTGAGCAACGGAGGCAAGGCCAGCAGCGTCACCATCGCCGGACAGCCCGACGGCTGGGACGTCTCCTACAGGAAGGAAGACACGGGCAACTACGTCACCGTGACCGGCCCCGACAAGAAGACCAAGGTCACCTACACGTTCCACGACTCGCAGACCACCACTCCCGAACAGCCGGGATCCGGTGGCCTGAAGGGAGACACGAACAAGGACGGCAAGTACACTGCGGCCGACCTGAACGGTGTGACCATCACCGCCGACGGGAAAGCCATCTGGCAGAACGGCAAGAAGACCGGTGCCCCGGTGTCTCTGACCAGCAAGATCACGGTCGACAACGTTCCCGAAAAATGGGTTCCGATGATCGACAACACCGGAAGCAAGACGGAGCTGAAGGTCACGTTCACCAGCCCGGACAAGAAAGTGACCGTGCCGCTCACGTTCGCCTACGGCGAGACCACCAAGCCGGACACCCCGGACAAGCCAGACCAGTCGAAGGACACGACCGACATCGACCTGAGCAAGGCCGTTGACGCGGCGAACCCCGGTTCCGGCACGCTCGGCATCGTCGCCCTCGATGACCTGTCCAAGACGCCCAAGCCCGTCAACCCGGCGGACAACAAGCAGCCGCACACGGTCGCCGACCAGTATCAGGGCATCAAGCCCGGCCGGTACACGATCACCTACACGGCCGTGAACGACGAGGATGCGACGAAACGCCAGCAGCCGACCGTGAACGGCACCTGGTATTCCGCGTCCGCCACGACCGACGGCATCTTCGGGTCGGCAGTCAGATCCCAGAACAAGCCGGTCGCGGTCGCCGCTGACTGGTACAAGCCCGAACTCACCGGCAAGCAGGTCCCGGCCAGCGTCACCATCGACATGCCGGCCGGCTCGTTCATGAACCTTGAGGGCGGTTCGAAGTCTGGCATCCTGCACCTGACCCGCGTCGGCGACCTGCCGGGCGGCGACAAGGGCGACGGAAACACCGGCGACAACAACGACGCCGGCAACCAGGGTTCGGACAACGGAATCAGCCAGAACACGAGCAACACCGGCGACGCCACCGTCAACGGCCAGCAGGGCGGCAAACTCGCCCAGACCGGCATCGAGAACGGCGTGCTTGCCGGCGTTCTCGCCATCATGAGCATGATCGGCACGGCCATCATGGCCGTACCGCGCATGCTCCGCAACCGCCACTAATCGTTAGGCGACGGCAGTATACAGGCGGGGTCACGCCCCACGTGAACCGCACCCCGATTGTTGGATTGAAGAAATTCAGATTCGATGATCGGAGGTGCGGTTCTTTCGTATGCGTGAGGATCGAAGGAAACACTACGACGACGGGTTCCGGCGCGAGGCGCTGGAACCCGTCAAGGCCGGAGCCGTCTACCGCAAAGTCTCTAAGGACGACTCCAGCTTCTATGACGTGATACGCGGAAACATCCGATGCCGTCAGAACGGCGACGTGAACGGATATGAAATCATGTCAGTGCCGTATGGGGCTCTGCAGGTCTAGATATGACAGACGCCGTGTCGAGAATTGCTTCTCAAACCTGCGAAGTGGCGCAGTCACGGCGTATTTCCATGATAACGACTAGCCTGGAAAATTCCAGGAAATTAGCTGCTGCTTCTTAGCTTGGCTTATGACAGGATCTTTCTCTGAATTCAGAGAAAGAATGTATAATTCAGAGAAAGATTCAGAGATCCAGAGCAGGCGGCGGCGAATGGCGGCCTCCTCGAAACCCGTCAACCTCCATGCGGTTAGAAACCCGTCAATTCCCATGTCCCACGTGATACACTATGGTTGTTCACACAAAAAGCGTCATACAATCCAACGGAGCTGCATATGAGCGGGGAGATCATCCTCACCATCACCGGAAACCTCACCAACGAGCCGGAACAACGCAACGTCAACGGACACACCACCGCGGGTTTCACCATCGCCGCAAACAGCCGGTACACCGGCCGCAACGGGCAGCCACAGGAAGGCAACACCGTGTTCCTGCGCTGCACCGCATGGAACCAGCTCGCCGAACACGTGCTGCAAACCCTCCGCAAAGGCATGAGCGTCATTGCTCAAGGCCAGTTGCGGCAGAACTCGTGGACCGACGATCAGGGCAACAAGCGCAGCAGCATGGAACTCAGCATCACCGACATCGGGCCAAGCCTGAAATTCGCCACGGCACAGGTGCAACGGGCGGAACGGCAGCAGGACAACGGGTACGGGGCGACCGGCTATCCGTCCAACGGGTATCAGAACACGGGGTACGGTCAAGCCCCGGCGGGCTACGGGTATGGACAACAGCAGGCGGGTAGCGGAGCCGGCGTCTGATGATCCTGCAGACGCTAGGCGAGGGCATCAGCCTGTTCGAAGGGGATTGCCGTGAACTGTTGGCCTCGTTGCCGGACGTCCCTTATTCGGATTTGCACGAACGGGTCTTGCGCTCATTGGACAATGCCCGTATGCACACGAGTGAAACTAAACAGCCGTATATCAGCCTGCCTCCGATGGAAGGCGATTATGGCTATCTGACCATAGTCGAGAAGACCGGATCCGACGCGCGGGGCAATCGGATGGTCAGATGCCGTTGCATCTGCGGGAACGTCAAGGAATATAGGCTCGCCAATCTGAAATCCGGCAAGACGGTCAGCTGCGGCTGCATGAAGAACCTTCTTATCGCCGCGAAGCAGTCCACGCATAATGCCAGCGTGCCGGAATCCGATTGCCATCACCTGTATGTCATCTGGAAATCCTTGGGACGGCGCCGCAGGAAATCGAATTACACGGAGACTTCTCTGATCGGTGTGGATGAAAGCTGGAAAAATTGGATTGCGTTCAAGGAATGGTCTTTGGGTCATGGATACGTCGAGGGGAAACGGCTTGTCCGGACGGACGCCAATAAGCCCTATGGACCTGATAACTGTCTATGGGTGGTTCGCAGCGACGAGATCTTCCGCTCTTTGGGGTCCACCAAACAACTCTCTAGAACTGCGGAGACATCCGAGAACGTAGGTTATGTCAGAAAACAAGGCAGAAGGTCATGAGACAACCACTACCCCACCAGCAGCAACACCCCACCAACAGCCAGACTCAACGCCGGCTCAACGCATACCAATGGCGCCGACTCCTGTTCAGCCACGCCAACATGCCACAAGCAACCATCCGCACGAACCGGGACGATCGCAATTGACCGACATCCGAATCTACGCCGCGAACCAAATGCACCCGGCCGACATCCACGCCGGACAACACGTACGGTTCCTGTACCTGCCCAACGGAAAATACACCACGCCGGAACAAGGCAAGCCAGTGGAATGGGGCACCGTGCAGAACGACACGGGACGCACGATCGACGTCACATGGACGCAGCCCGGCGCCATATTCAGGAACCGTTTGCGCACCATCCGCACCACGCTCCTGCGCCGCATGCACAGCCCGTCCCCAACACCCGTGTACCGTGTCGCCGACTGCATCGGCGAACTCGAATTTCTCGACTAAGGAAAGTGTCATGGCATCCCGTTCGGCCTCCCATAAGGCTCCGTTGACGCGTGTACAGTCGAAGCGGCGCGCCCGCGTGCAGCGCAGGCTCGCGCTGATCCCGCTCATGCTCCTGTTCGCCGCGTTCACGATGGCCGTCATGGTCAACGGCACGATGGGCGAAGCATACGGGGCGCACGCCACGCCGGTCGTGCAGGCGAACGTGGGCGGTCTGGAATCCACCACGGTATCCCGCTCCTCCGCCCGTTCGGAAATCAACCACGGCACGTGGGAGTCGGGCAACACCATCGACCCCGACCATCTGAGCGCCATCCCCGCAAAAAACCCGGTCGTCTACCAGCTGGTCAACGGGCGCGACCGCGACCGGACGCCGACCGGCTTCGACCCGGACCATCAGACCGGGGACACGGGCAACGCCTACTCGTTCAGCCAATGCACCTGGTGGGCGTACAAGCGGCGCCACGAACTGGGACTGCCCGCAGGAAGCCACATGGGCGACGGGGCCATGTGGGCTGACACCGCCCGACAGATCGGCTACTGGGTGGACCACACGCCCCGCGTCGGCGACGTGATGGTGTTCCAACGCGGCCAGGATGGGGCGAGCATCCTCTACGGGCATGTCGCCATCGTCGAACAGGTGCATTCGGACGGGTCGATCACCACCAGCGAATGCGGGGCCGCGCTGGCGGGCAAACCGTTCTCCCGCACGTTCTCCAAGACGCAGGCCGCGCAACACGAGTACGTGCACTACTGAAAGAGCGCGACTGCTGGCGGATCTGGATCCCTTCGTGGTCCGGGGACGACTCGAACGTCCGACCGGTTGGTGTTAACCAAGTGCTCCAGCCAACTGAGCTACCGGACCAATCCGGTCTGTGCGCCGACCGGGCCTCGAACGGAACCGGCGCTTTCGATCTTCTCGGCCGAGCGCCCGCGCACGGGCCGCCCGCCTCACTCCCATTCGGGAACTACTTGCGTGCCGGGGACTGTCCATTCCGTCCTCGTGGTGGGTGCGAGACTCGAACTCGCGCGTTTCATCAGCCCCATCGAATACCGGTTCGCCGAATCCACATACGACGGCGAGGCGTACAGCATGGCGGTCGAGCTCGGGGTGACGATGCAGGCGCTCAGGGATTACCAGACGCCGCTTGAGCAGCGCATCAGATACGGCGCGGAGATGGTCGGGCAACAACCGTGAGACATACCGTCTCACAATCCGACCATATCGGCTTGCGTTCCCATGTCGGAGCGGACTAAAATGGGAATCAAGATCGGCGATAAAAATACCACGGGTGTTTTTCCGTGAAAGCGGATAGCCGATCTCAACTTTTCCTTAGATTTGCACCGTCCCCCATGGATACCACACATCGTCCGCCATATTCGGCTGAATGAACCTGTTGTAATGGCCGCTTTTGATGCCACCGGAAAGCACGTGTCGCTGTATCGCCCACAGTCCATAGTCGACTACCTGCAGTCCCGCGCTGGAGTTCGAGCCCCAGCACGGCGTCCCGCTGGAACCTGAGCCTGCCGTCCCCGTTGGTCGTGTCAACCATGATGCCGCCTTCCTGTAGTGATCTGTCGGCGGCATGGGGCGGAAACAATAAAGTGGTCGATTTCGACCACTTTTCGCTATTCAGCCCGTTTCAGCAATCCGGCATATCCCGTCGGACGGGCGTCGTCGTCCCAGCACTCGAACCATTTGCCGGTCGCGTCGTCCGTGAAGCCGTAGCCGTGGGCCGTGTCGCCCGATCTGGTCCACTTGTTCGTGGTCTTGTTAAGGTATTGCGGCATCTCGCCGTCGCGCCACCTCTCAAGTTTTCCGGTATAGCGCCCGCCGTCCGGCAGCGTGACCTCCACCTGCGACCGGCGCGGCCACCTCCTGAGAATCCGCGTCCAGCGCCGGTGGCGTGGGTTCAGGTGCAGGTGGGCCATCCTGCGGCACCACTGCCCGAACGGCGACGCCTTCGCGTCCTCCGGGTGAATCGAATCCCAAAGGCAGAACACGCAGCGGGAGTAGCCGTAGTTCTCCGTCGGGGTGAAGGCGTCGATCAGCAGCCCGCCTATCAGGTAGAGCGCGAACAGGATGAATGGCGTGACGACGCCGAGGAAGTAGCTCAGCCAAGGGTTCATGCCTCAGCCTTTCTCGTCCGGGGCCATCTTGTAGAGCCTGCGTCCGATGCGTCGCAATCCGCCCTCACGCCATCAAGGCGCTCACTCAGCTTCCCGTGCCCCTCGTCGTCGTCCTTTCCGTGCCGCTCGTCAGCCAATCTGTCCAGCGCCTCGCTGGTGCTCTTCCATCTGTCCTCGTGAATCATCGAAACCTCCATTTATTCTTTAGCCTTTCTATTTTTTCCGGCTCCCGTAGCAGGTCGTTCTCCTCGAACGCGGATTGCGCCTGTTCCCGGGTCGGGAACGAGTTGACGGTTCTCGCACCGCATCTGGGACATCCGACCCGCCACCAGCAGTCGGCGGCGGTCTTCCTGTGCGTGTGCGGGTTGACGGCCTTGCGGAACTGGCCTCGACCACCGCATCTGGGGCACATGAGCGTCGTGTCGAACGCCTTCTCGGGATCCAGTTCCATATGTCGCAATGCGAGCTGGTTCGCCAGTCTCTCGACGGCGGGAGGGTTGAAGCCAAGCTGTTCGACCTGTTCGGGCGTGTGGTCCGCGAGCAGGCGGATGACCTTGTTGCGCAGTCCGGCCCTAGTCCAAACCCATTCCGATCCATCCTCGACACCGCGGAACGGGTGAGGCCGCACCCACTCCCCCAGCACGAACGCGGCCAACGCATCCTCCTCCGTGTCTCGGGGGAACATGAGCCGGGCGATGCAACGCCTGTTGGAGCAGTGCGCCCACCATGGGCGGAAAAACGGTGACGATTCGGGAACGGCGGTGGAGTCTGCGGGTTGGACGGCCCTGTTCAGGAACGCGGTCAAGATCCCACCGTCCGCAATGCCGTATCCCCTGCCGCACATGAGGCAAGGGTACTTCTCCTTGAGCGCTTTCCTGCGTTCGCGTTCCACGGCCAGTTCGGCCTCGCGGACGGCCTTATATTCCGCGACCTGGCGCAGGATGGGCAGCGCGATCCCGTCCACCACGCTTTGCGGCAGGCGCGTCCGTTCAGCGACTTTTTCAGGCGACAGCCCCAGATGCAGGAGCTGTTCCGCGTCGCGGATGGCCTCGCGCCACGGGTCACGATACGACATGCTCACTCGCCCTTTCTGCGCAGGACGTAGACGAGCGCGGGCGGAATCGCACACACGTCTACGTCCTTGCCCTCATGGCCGGGGACGCCGGACAGGCCGTCCGCCCGCACAATCTCGTAACCCCGGTTGAGCAGTCCCTCCAATGGCGTGGCATTGAGGGCATGATACTGCCAAGTGAGCACCATCAGACGGTATTCGGGGTCGGTGGTCTTCCTCCTCATATCACCGGACATCGATGGTCCCATCCTTTCCTTTTTCGCCATCCTCCCAAGCTAGAACCTCCTTTTGCGGGGCTTCTTCCAGATCTCGTGGTATTCCGCCTCCGTTCACTTGGCCATCGGTGAGGCCCCTTCATCTGCCTCGTCCTTCGAGAAACGCCACGAAGCTCAGAGCCAATCCGAGCAGCACGGCCTCTTGTACGATCCAGTCAAGTCCCATCCACATGTCGGCCAACGGGCGTACCACCCGTTCGACAAGGGAGATGAGCGTCGAACGCGTCTGGGGGATTACGTTGACAATCCCCCAGACGATGAATACCGCACCCGCGATGCGGTCGCGGCGCGTGCGCCCCGTGATGAGCGTGAGGACGCCGTATAGGAAGAAAAGCATCCCCATTACGGTTAACGTCTTCATACCGATGTCAAGCATTTTCAACCTTGGATGAACGGGCAAACGGACAGGAGCATATCCACTGCCAGCGCCGCGAGGGGAAGCAGGACGGCGCAATATCCCAGCACGAGCCGTTGCCTGACATACCAGGCTTCACGCAGGTCTTGGTACCGTTTCGCGTTCTCGCCGTCCTGTCTTCTCGCATATTCGATTTCCTCTGGACTGCCATTGACGGACAGCACACGCGGTTCGCAGGGCGGTGTAATCAGCGGCGCATGCGTGAGTCTCACCCACGCCCACAACAGCACCGCCGGAACGGACAGCCCGAGAAGGACAGACACCGGAAGACTGGACAGGTTCCGCATCATAAGGGACAGCAGGCTCGCCTGGGATTGCAGGAGTTCGGTCATATCGTTCATTTCGTCTCCAATCGTCCGCCGCACATGGGGCAGAAGCATGGGATGGCCTCGTATTCGTCCCATGCCAAGAGCCGCCCGTCGCCGCCCATCATGAGCGTGCGCACACGGAACGCGGTCGTGCAATACGGGCATTCGACCGCATCGACGGGGTTGCATTCGCCCGGATACGGCATTGGTTTCAGCGGATCCAATCTATTCTCCCTTCAACGGTTTGCCCTGGTCGTCGTAGAGCCAAACCTTGTCGCCGGATGCGACGAGCAGGGTCGTGTCGTGCGCCCGACCTTTGCCGTCCACGTACTCGCACTCGTACCTGTCCTGACTGGGCATTGTTGCGATCGTATCGTCCAACGCCAACGTCGGGCATGACAGCGCCGTCAATCCGGCCTGTTCCGCGACCTGTTCGGTGAACGTGGTCGGCGGAGTGGTGAACGGGGCAAGAACGTCCGGCTTCAACATGAAGACCATTCCAAGGACTATTGCGCCCCACAGCTCGAAGACGAAACTCTCGTCCTCAAACAGAGGCTTGAGATCCCCCCCCGAACGGTGTCGCATGAGACGCCAGAAGCGAGAGCACAACCGCGCCGCCACGACGGTTGCGAACATGATTCCCGCGGCCACTACCGTGAATGCCAGAAGGTTGGTGGCGATGCCCCTATGCCCCGCCGCCCAGTCCGTCAGATCAATCATCATCTTTCAGTTCCTTTCCGTTCCGGTCGTACAATGTGTACGTCGTGCCGTCGATGCGGAGGCTGAGCCTTTCCAGTCCGCCGTCCGTACTGGGAAGCCGTGGAGCGTTTCACTGCCCCGCAGGTTCCGGTCGGAACCGGGTTCCGCGCAACCATACAGGCGGCTGCCGGTCTCGAACACGAGGCAGCAACCGGCAGTGGCACAGCCTCGTCGTAGGTCAACGGGATCACTCGTCCTCCACTTCGAGCACTTCGACGCCGTTAATGGAGGAGGTGACGCTTTCGTCGGTGTCGACGACGTCATAGAAGACCGCGCCTTCCCTCAGGGCCTTGAGGACGGCCTCGACCGTCGGCTCGCCCAGCTTCCCCTCGTCCCATTCGACGGAGAGGAGATCGCTGGTCTTCTTGGTGCAGTTTGCGCTTACGGTCAGATACTTCACTGATGTTCCTTTCCTGATGGAATCGTTTTCAGGCGATTCTATGCGTCCTCTTTTTCAGTTCAACGCGTCGCTTCAGCCCAGCCGATATAGCCGATGAAGGCGGTGAAGAACATTGCCGTGACGGCGACGGCGATGGTTTCAATCCTGCCTTTACTGCTCATTCGTTTACCGCCTTCTCACTGTCCGCGTATGCAAGCCATGCGTCCGCCAGGCTTGCCGCCGTCGGATACGTTCGTCCACGCCACAGGGCGCCCGTGACGCGGTTCTCGGCCCGTGACCAGACGAGCGTGGCGCGTGACCCCCGGTACAGTGTTCCCGGATTCCCGTTGCCGTCCAGGCGGTAAAGCATGATCATGGTGCCGCCGTCCCTGGTCTCCCAGTCCGCAAGGTTGAACGACGGTTTCAGCAACGGCTGCAGGTCGAGCAGCCATTGGATCTCCTTGTCTGTACGGTCGGCCATCACAGCACCTCCAACAGGCACGGGACGTCCATCCAGTCGCGGAACACGATGCCACCGCCCCACTGGCAGTACTCATGAGCGGGTTTGAACACGTGCAGTCCCGCAGCCACGCCCGCCCGGATGGTGTCGGGCCGGTCGTCCACGAGCACCGAGGCGCGCACATCCAGCTTGTCGCCGTAGTGGATGCCGTCGTAGGGGATGTGGTTGTCGGCGAGCCAGACGGGCAACGCCCCGCCGTCATCCTTGCGTGCGGTGGCGATGATGATGCGCCATCCGGCGTCATGGATCAGCCGCAGCGCTTCGTCCGCATGGGGGTATGCGAGCTCCAGTTCGTAGAGGCCGTTGTCCACGGCCTTGGAGTGGACCTTGCGGAATCTGTCCGGTCTGCCGGTGAACGGCCATCCGGGCGTCCAGCTGAAATCGTAATCCGTGGGGTCGGGGCACGTGTACTTGTCCCCCCACCGGTCCTGCACGTATCGGCGCAGCGCGCCCGTGTAGTCGCCCAGCGTGTTGTCGACGTCGATGCAGATGGTGCGCGGGTTCGGGGTCATCGTCCGGCCTCCGTTTCTTCACCATTGGACTGGAGTTGTTCGAGGGTGGTGGCGATGCGGTCGAGCAGGTCGTCGATTTCGTCCTTGTCATAGCCGTATATGGTGGTGGGGATTCCCCATGTACGGATTTCACGGGCTGTCAGAGCCAGTTTCTCGTTGGGGTGATCGAGGCTGAATGAGGCGAGTCGCAGCAGCGTGTCGACGTCCTGCTGCCGGTATCGGTCTCCGGGTTTTGTTTGTGGGCTTTGCCTGAGCGGCGTTTCGTCGAGCTGGATGCTCGTGATCATGTCCGTCATCATGTCTCCTTATTTTGTGTGGACTTTCACAGTGTATCACATGGGGTGTCAGACCACACTCGGAGACGCCACATTCACCAGCCCATCCAGCCACGGGCTCACCAAAGTCCACACCCCGAACAGAACCGCAATCCACATCAGCGCGAACAACACCACACGCACCCCCACCGGGCCGCACTGCAGACGCCACAACAGGATGAACACGTTCCCCGACCTCACGCGAGCCGGACGGGACGAACGCCACACCATCCAGCAGACGGCCAGCAGGATCAGCCAGACGGCGGCGAATGCCACGCAAAGCACGTTCGACACCGGCGCGTACCTGGAAATCGTCCGCACCGAACGGTTTACCGTCGCCACGGCCGACTTCACCGGAGTGGTCTTCTCCACATACTTCGCCAAATCGCGGGGCACGCCGTCCGACACGTTCGCCCAATACGCGAAACTCGCATGGACGATCAGACGCTCGGTCGCCGGGGTCGGGCTGAACATCGGGTCGCAGGTCGTCAGCGTGAGCATGCGGGCGTCTCCGCCCGGCGCATCCAGAACGCCGACGTCGCTCATGTGCGTGATCCAGGTCTTCTCCACCTGGTACACGTACCAGTGGCTTTTCGTCTGGATGATGATCGGGTCGCCGGCCTTGAGCTGGTCGGCGTAGCCGAGGTCTCCGGGCGAACGGTGCCCCGCGTAGCTGCTGTTCCCCACGCTTCCGGGCATGGCCGTGTCCGGGTAGTGTCCGAGACCCATGTTGTCGAGCACCACCTTGTCAGTGCCCTGTTGGATGGCGCGTTTCCAGTCGGCCCCGAACCGGGGGATGTACATCCATCCGACGAAGCCGCCCTCGCCCAGGGAGCCGGTGTCCGCGGGCACGTCCGACGTGTGGCCGGCGGCGATCCTGCTGGTGGAGACCATCTCGGTGGTGGTCCCCACGTCCTTGAATCCGGCGTTGCGGGCGATGGTCTCCTGCGTGCGGATGGTGTCGAGGCTGTTGCCCCCGTACATCCATCCAAGGTGCATGACGCCTATGGCGACGAGGAGGAACAGCATACTGTATACGGCCTGTATGACCAGCGTCCGCACGGGCGGGCCGGCTAGCCTTCCCCTGTTCCGCGCGTTGTGTCTTCCGCCCCTGATCTTCAGCGCGTCCGCCGGTTCGGGGCTTTCACCGTCGATGACGTCTTGGAATCCGCTCAACGTTCCGCCTTCCATAACTGGTTCGTGCCCAGCAGGCCCGCGAGCCGGATGACGGTCACGGCGACCGCCGCGGCTCCGACTCCGACGAGTGTCACGCGATCCATCGGGAGAGTGGCGGAACATGCCTGCGCGAAGCATACGAGGGCCATCAGCAGGTTTCCTGCGGACAACGCCTGTATGAGGGTGCCGTGGTCTTTCATGCCGGTGCGGGCCAGGCAGAGCATGACGGTCGCGGCCGTCAGTTCGGCCACTATGGGAATCAGACTGTCGAATGTCATCGCGTCTCCTTGTCGGATCGTTTTTTTGTGTGGACTTTCTCACTGTATCACTTCGGAACCGGCCGGGCATGAGGGGGCGTCCGCCGGCCGCAGGCTCCGCGTATAATCGGATGGGCTCGAAGACGAGCGCAATCGATGCGAAAGGAAACCAAGATGGACGACATGGACGGACTGCCGGCGGAGGCGGTCGAACGGATCTCCCACGTGCGCCTGATCATGGCGGAGCACGCGCTCGGGATACTGGACGACGTTGAGGCCGGGGCAGAGTTGTGCGCTCACTTCCTCCCGGAATAGTGACGCACTGCCGCCATCTACGCTTTGCGCTGAGCGGAGGCTTCCCGCGGAAGATGTTAAAGGGCCCCGATGGGAGAACCATCGGGGCCCAGTGTCCTCACAAAAAAGATGCACGTGAATCTAACAAGAAAACACAATGAACTTTTTTATGCACGCCTCTCGGCGCAATCATCTAATATAGACGACTCGATGGCGCATGTCCAGCATGCGGCGTGGCGTCGAAGAGTGGAACCAGGGGGTCGGCCTCTCCTCCCCTTTGAATGGAGGCTGACCCCCTGTCGTTTCCTTTTTGTGGGGACGCAATAGATTATGCGTGCCGGCCGTCCTTCCGGCAAGCCGGTTGGACGACCGGCCGCCGAATCAGTCGTTGTGGTTCTCGTAGTAGCCGCGTTCGAAGTCCTGTTCCTTCATGAGGAACGCGGTTCGGCAGGCGTCGATGGTGATCGAGGTGAATCCGGGACGGAAGCTGATGCGCTTGCGCGGGATGGGCTGTCCGCAGTACCGGTCGGCTCCTTCGGTGACGGGGAGCACGTAGCAGCCTTCGGAGTCGTATAGGCCATGTCCGCTGACGACGCGGGACTTGATGGGGCGGATGGTGCAGGTCTTGCCGGTCTTGCTGAGTTCGACGACTTCGTAGAAGTCGTTGAGGCTCATGCTGTATCCCCAGCTGGCTACGAAGATGTCCCCGACCCGGATGGCTCCGGTGCCGTTCTGTCGGGTTCGGCGCTCCTCGTTGCCGTTGTGGCTGGTTTTCTGTTCCAGGGTGATCATCGTGTTCCTCCTCGTTTGTGTGGACAATTACAGTATATCACGTGAGGTGGGTTGGCGCCAAACACGGAAAAAAACGGGACGCCACCAAAGTGACGTCCCGCACAGAATCAGCCGCTCAAACGGCTAGAACCAGAACAAGATCAGATGCTCCAGCCATCGGAATGCCGCGCCCGGCGGACACTCTCGAACACGCAGCCCGTACCGGCCAGCGCCATGATCGCGGCGAAGGCGACGGCGGCGGTCATATCCGCGCCCGTCTGCGCCAGCGGCTTCGCGTCGCCGCCTGTGTGGTAGCCGGTCTGGACGGTCTTCGGGGCGGTGACGACCGGGTTGGCGGCCTTGCGGCGAGCCTCCTCAGCCTTCTTCTTCGCCTCCTCGGCCTTCTTCGCGGCCTCCTTCTTCTCGTCCTCGGCCTTCTTGGCCGCGGCCTCAAGCGCCTTCACATGGGCGTCGGCCTTGTCGGAAGCCGTCTTCGCCTCGTCATACGCGCCCTTCGCCTTGTCGTACGCCTCGCCGGCGGTCTTCGCCTTCGCCGCCGCGTCATCCAACGCCGCGTGCGCGGTCTTCTGGTCGGCCTTCGCCGCCGCAAGGGCCTTCGCGGCCTCGTCGTACGCATGCTGGGCGTCCCTCAAAGCCTGCTCGGCCTTCGCGTACCCGTCGACCACGGCCTGCGCGTCCCTGAGCCTCGCCTCGGCATCCTTGACGGCCTGCTCGCGGGCCGTGACCTCGTTCTCGGCGACGGTCACCTGCCTGTCCGACTCGTCGGCCTTCGCCTGCGCGGCCTTGGTGTCGGCCTTCGCCTTGTCGTACGCATCGGTCTTCGCCTTCTGGTCGACCTTCGCCGCCGCAAGCGCCGCGGCCTGGTCCTTCTGGTCGGCGACCGCCTTGTCATACGCGGCCTTCGCCTTCGCATACGCATCCGCCTTCGCACTCGCATCGGACTGCGCCTGAGCGGAGGCCTGCTCGGCGCGGGTCAAAGCGTCGGCCGCGTCCTGAGCGGCCTTCGCCGCGTCGGCCAGTTTGGCCTGCGCGTCCGAATACGCCTTGATGTCAGCGTCCTTGTTCTTGCGGTAGTCGAGGATCGCCTGACGGAACTGAGCGACCGTGACGCCCGTATCCGACTCGTCGGCGCTGAAGTTCTGGCCAGTGACCGGATTGTACTCGCCTGTGGCGGTGTAGCCGCCGCCGGTCAGCGTGTAGCTCGCATCGACGATGGTCAGGTAGTGGCCGACCTTCTGCGCCAGCTCCGGGTAATTCATCTGGATCCAGATACGGCTCTTGCCGTGGATCTCAGGGTGCGCGTCGTACACCTTCTTCTCCGCGGTGTACCAGTAGTACACCGGGTCGGTCGTGCCTCCGGCGAGGTTCTGGCCGCCCGTGTAGGCCAGATGCTGCAGCGTGTCCAGATAGCCGTTGTAGTCGGTGGCGATCTCGGCGAGAGCGGTCTGGTTGTCGCTCACCTTCAGCTCCGACAACCCCAGCGACTTGCGGATCGTATTGACCTTATCGATGAAGTCCAGCGCCTTGAGCATGTTGTCCAGGTCGGTGGCGCTCGTCTTGTCGCCGATATGCAGGTGCTGCGCGTACTTGTTGTTCTTCAGCGTGTCCACGGCCTTGTCGGAGCCGCGGTCCTCGAAGAAGCCGAGCGAACCCTGGGCGAGCTGCTTCTCGGCCGTGTCGGCCGCGGTCTTCTTCGCGTCAGCGTCCGACTGGGCGGCCGCCTTCGCATTGTCCGCCGTGTTCTTCGCGGCTTCGGATGCCTTGGCGGCCTGCGCCTTGTCGGCGGCCGCCTTCGCGGCGTCGTCGGACGCCTTCTTCGCGTCGTTCATGGCCTGCTCCAGCTTCGAGAGGTCACCGGTCTGCGCCTCAAGATCGGCGACCTTCTTGTCGGCCGCATCCTTCGCGCCCTTGGCCGTATCCTCACGAGCCTGCGCGTTCGCGACCGCCTGCCTGTCCTTCTCGGCCTGGGTCTTCGCGTTCGCGACCGCCTGCTGCGCGTCCTTGACGGCCTGCTGCGCGTCGGACACGTTCTGCTTGGCGTCCGAGACGTTCTTCGCGGCCTCGGCCTGCTTGGCGGGATCCTGCGCGTCCTTGGCGTTCTGCTTCGCCTTGTCGAGGTCGGAGGAAGCCTTGTCGGCGGCCTGCTGCTTGTCGGCCGTCTGCTGGTCGGCCTTGCCGGCGGCGGCCTGAGCGTCCTGCTGGGCCTTGTCGGCCTTGTCCTTGTCGGCCTTCGCGCCGTTCAAGTTCTGGCTGGCCTCGTTGAGCTTGTCCTTCGCGTCCTTGGCGGCCTGCTTGGCCTCGGGCAGCGAGTCCGGGGTGGCCTGTACGGCCGTCTCGGCGGCCTGGGTGGCCTGGTTGAGTCGGTTCTGCGCTTCGAGTGTTGGCTGGTCGGCCAGTGCGGTGGCCGGCGCGGCGACGAGCATGCTGGTTGCGACGGCGATTGCCGTGAGCGTTGTTTTCTTCTTGTTCAAAAGGATCTCCCTTTTCCCATCGAATTTTGTGTGGACTTCCACAGTATATCACATCACGATATCCTTGCAATCCACCTGAGTTCTAAATAGAAGTGCAACACCTTGTCTAGGGTTGGAAGTGTTCAGTCTCTAACTTAAGAAGGTGTTGCACTCATGGGTCAACGATATTCGCACCTGTCGTCCGATGAAAGGATCCTGACGAGAAGCTGCGTGACATTCTCCCCCGCCTTGTGAGAGGCGGGGGAGAATGTCACCATTGGTTTCTTGTCGGGCGTGTAGAGGAGCATGCTTCCGTCGCCGATTGGCAGGCCGTTCGGCATGGTGCTCATCGTGTCGCAGAACCACAGTCCGTTCGTGTTCGTCACGGTTGGTACGGGCGTGTGTCCGACCACCTGTATCAGTCCTTCGGGATGGTCGGCTATGAGTTCGCTTTTGTCGGCCCATAATGGGCTTGGTGCCGAGTCCCCTCCTCGCGCGGCTCCGGCCTGGCAGTATGCGGACGCGAGTTTTCCCGGTTCGCCCGGAAACATCAAGCCTATGTTGATGGGCGTGACGGGCAGTCCGAACGGCCAGCCGTCGAGCCATTCACCGGTGAACCCGGCGTGTGATGCGAGAACATTGTCGTCGTACCAGCATGTACTCATCTCGTGCAGGCGGCTGTCGAAGATCTCGAATATCTTTCGCTGTGCTTTCGAATGGAATCCCGGTGTCCCATAGTCGCGGACGCGCGCGTATTCCGGCGTGTCCGCTTCCAGAAGGTACGGCACGTCGTGATTGCCGATCAGCACGGTCACCTGGCGTTTTTGCCGTTCGGCCTCCACCCAGTCGCAGAATGTTTCCGCCCATTCGACCAGACTACGACCGGTCGCCTTCCAGTCATCCATGATATCTCCGAGCAGGATGATCCGAGTGGCGCGCACGCGGTCGGCTGTCCTGCTGATGCGCGGCAATAGTTGCGGTTTCGCATGCAGGTCGCCAACGAACAGGATACGGGTCAAGCGTCGTCTCCTCTCATTGGCCGTCGCTCCGATTTCTTGTACGATCGTATATCATTGGCGCGGGTTTTCGCCGAATACAGTTCGTCATGGGTGCTTGTCCTGGTCAGAACAAGCACGAGGTCATTGTCGTCAATGAAATATACGAGCAGCCAGTCGCCCTCGACGTGAAGCTCCCTATAGCCGTTCCAGTTGCCGGTCAGGGCATGATCGCGGTATTTCGTATCCAGCAGGGCGCGGTCGTTGTCCATGATGGCCCGGATGGGTTTGATCAGGAGCCTGAGATCGACATGCTTCTTCTTGAGTGCCTTCACATCCTTGTCAAACATGCCGATGGTGGCTATATGCCGGAGTCTAGAGCGCATCGAAATAATCTTCCAACTGGGACGGGTCGTCGAACGAGTGGGTGTATTCCTTGTTTGTGACTTGCTGTCTGGCGAGCTGGTCCCGGAGCTGCTTGTTCTCTTCCTCCATTTCGTTGAGGCGCTGATAGTCATGCAGGTTGAGAATGAAATACATGGGTTCGTTGTTTTTCAGTACGGTGACGGGTCGCCCGTTTGCGACCTTGGTGAATTGGGCGCTGGCGGTGCCTCGTCCGAATTGGCTGATTGGTACCAGTGTATCCACAGGAACAGTAAGATTTGACATTATATTCTCCATTTGATTTACATGTGTATATACATGCTCAATCATATCAGGACATGCGCCATCAATCGTCCCGCCGGTCGCGGAGGGCGCGGGCCAACGCCAGCGTCTCGTCTTGTGTGGTCACTGTTCCACCGGCTTCCAGTCGATATACGGTTCGCCGGCGGAACGTGATGACGCGGCGCGCATGGCGGAGTTCCGCGTGGTGTCTTTCGTCATATAAACGAACTAATGTAATTTTTGGACTTAAGAAAAATACATTAGTTCGCCAGTGGCCATACCCAGCTTCAGAACCGCCATATATCAAGCATTTCAAGACTAATGAAATTTCTGAGGTAACATAAATTTCATTAGTCTAGCGGCTTCCAAGACCATGCTTGACATGCGCTATTTCGCACTGTAAGTTTGTGGCTGATTGAACAAAAAGCCTTGATTTTATGTCAGGGGTCCTACCAGGTGGGGCGGCGCTCTTGTAGCGTGCGCCCCATTGGTTATTGTGAGGTGCTATGCGGCATCCGAAATACAGCGTAAGTCAGCAGATCGAATCTCTGAAATCGCATGGCGTCACATTTAATCTGTACACGGAAGCAGACGCGCAAGAGTTCCTAACCAGCCGTACGTATTTCCAAGATTGATCTTCCCCGACAAACGATAATCCTGATGTGCAGTGGCAATGTTTGTGGCGTCTGACATGGGGTCAGTGCTCGATTCCGCAGTGCATGCAGGTGTCGTTCATGGTGTTCTCTTTCCCAAGCTCTTTTGTGTGGACTTTCACCATCTTTTAGGCGGGGAAGCCCCGTACTTCAGTGCGGGGAGGAACCGCCGCGCGTAACGATTATCCCATTACGCGCGTAGTGATATAATCGGTATCATGTCTCAGAAAGTCGTGATAGAACGTGTCATCATACGGGGAGCCGCCCCGTACGTCGGCATGTGCGCGACCGGGAACGGCGAACGGCTACCGTTGTATTCCGCCAATCCGAACATCGTCATGGAATGGTTGTGCGACGGATGGCGGTGCAGGTACAACCAGCTGCGCTCCCGCCGAACCAGATGGGACAGGAACAGCCAGCAGAACGTTCCGTTGGGCGATAATCCCGACATGCGTTCCGACCGTCAGGCAAGACTGGAATGCTCTTGGCTCGCAGCCATTCCCTCCATGGTGCTGCAATCCCCGAACCGTATCGAAAACACCGACTGGTGGAGTGCGAACAAGCGTCGCAAGACGCTGAAGAAGCAGCATCGGAATCCGGGAGGAATGCCACGCTTCAAGAAACGGTCCGAAGACAAATACTTCGCCTGCTGGCACAACAAGGGCGCAAACGCGAACTACAGGCAGTTGAACCGGCATCACGGCGAAGTGGTCATCACGGGACAGAACCCCGGCGCATACCGTATGCCCGGACAGTCATGCCGGTACAGCATCCACATTCGCATACGCGTCAGCCAACCCATACGCGACTACACGAGCGTCGGCGTCAACTGGACGAAACGCACCCTCGTGTTCGTCAACAATCCACTACCCATCCAACGTGAAGCGTCCCGCAGCATGGTCGGCATAGACCGTGGCTGCAAGCATACGCTCGCCACGTCGGGCGGAAGATTCATCGACCTGCCGAAACACCGTCTGAAACGTATCGACGGGGAGATACGACGCAGACAGAAGAGCCAAGCCAATCGCATTAACATGTCCGGCAAAGACGTGCGGGAGTACGTGAAACAGCCCAGCCGCACGTATCGGAAAGTCCAACGGGAAATCAACGGCCTGTACGCGAAAGCGCACCGCATCATCGAAGACTGGCAGCACAAGACCACCAGCATGCTCGTCAAACGATACGATCTCATCGTATTGGAGGACTTGAACCTGCAAGGCATGAGCCGCAAAGCCAAAGCGAAAAACGCTCCCGGCAGGCCAAGCGTGTTCCTACCTAACGGACAGGCCGCGAAACGCGGCCTGAACCGTAGCCTACGCTCGGCAGCATTGGACGGCATCGCCGACAAGCTCGAATACAAGACACGGCTGGCGGACGACAGTCTGCTCATGCTCGTCAACCCCGCATACACGTCCCAAACGTGCAGCGAATGCGGACACTGCGAAAGGAACAACCGCGAAAGCCAAGCGGAATTCCACTGCAAAAAGTGCGGCATTCGCATGAACGCGGATTTGAACGCCGCCAAAAACATCCTCGACAGGGGATGGCGGCAACTATCCGGCTCGGACGGAGCCGGGCACGCCACTACGACGCAAGACGTCCACCCCGCATATCGCGGGTCGGACGCTGCCGTTAGAGCGTGCGGAACCTCAGCATCCTAAATGCTGGAATCCCGTGGTTTCAACCACGGGAGGACGTCAACGGTGTGGCTCCACGTATTCGAGCCCGTGATAGTGGGATTCGTGTGCGTACCGTTCGTTGATCGGGGTGTTGAGGATACGGTCCACGTCCAAGGTCACGGTCTCCCGTTCCGTCAGGTCGAGGTATTCGCGCAGCCGGTCGCCCGCATTGAAGCTGTCCGCGCACCATGCGGGATCGGCCGTCGCCTCACGGACTTGGCGGACTCCGGCCGGATCGTCCAGCAGGTCGGGATTCCAGCCCGTATGCTCGCAGATTACGTCGATCAGCGGGTCCATTTGGCTGATGGTTCTTGTTTTGCCTGGTGTGGTGATGGTGGTGTTTTTCATGGCGCCCTCTTTTTTGTGTAGACATTTACAGTATATCACGCCAGTGTGGGTGAGGGCAAACACCAAGCAAAAACACGACCGACACCGGCGAAACGCTTCCCAGCGTCGATGTGAGCGACTGGCCCGAGACGGCCGACGTCACCCATGACGTGCCCGACTGGCTCATCCCCAGCCGCGTCTACGACATCCTCAAATGGCTCGGCCTCATCGTCCTGCCCGCACTCGCCCTGTTCGTCAACACGGTCGGCCCCGCATGGGGCTGGCCCCACGTGGACGCCATCGTGACCACGCTCAACGCGCTCGGCATCCTCGCCGGCACGCTCATCGGCGTCAGCGCCATCAAACAACGCCTTGACCTCGCCGCGTGACGAGAGGGTGCAACAATCGCGCGTGGATGTTAAAAAGCGCGTGAGAATTTGCGGATGGTCTGAAAATTGCAAACGACGGTAAAAATTTACCGCCCACGAAGTCCTAATGGAATAATTCACGACCCGTTTTAAGACTCGGCCCCGCCCGGCATTGCAGGCAGCTCGCACAGAGCTGGACTGCGGCCGGACGGGGCCGATTTTCTAATTCCCTAGCAGGTCGGGCCGGACAAGTCGCGTTCACCAGGGAGCCAGAAGACAAAGCTGATCGCCGTCATTATTATTCTTATCACACCCCCCCCCAACATCGGTTATGATAAGTCACCGTTTTATAACACATAATCGGATATGTGTTATAAAACACGTCTGGACGTAACGCCTACAGCTGTTCGTCATCGGTGTACAGGATTCGCGCGCCGGAAAGCTCCCGTGCGCGTTGGGCGATGGCACGGTGCCACGCGGCGGGCATACCGCCGGTCGATTCCGGCTCGGTTCTCGGCACGATGACGGCAGCCTCCTCACCGGCTTCGGCGGTGACAGCGGCCGTGTGCCGCACTTCCGCGTCGAAGCGGCGTTTGAGCCCCCGCAGGTCGGTTTCGAGGTTTTCCGGCAGATACCGGTCTCGCTCCCAACGCTTCACGCTGAACTCGGCGACGCCCCACCGGGCGGACAGCCATTTCGCGGTCAGGCCCATGCTCTCGCGCAGGCATTTCATCTCGGCGCTCGTCATCGTCATGATGTTTCCTCCTTGTTCTGTTTCTTCAATGATTCTGCCACGGCGACGCTGGCCGCGTTCTCCACAGCGAGCCGATTCATGTCGTACCGGTCAAGCATCTCACGAGTGCTCCACCCGCCCGATGCCATGATCTCCCGGTCCGGCACCCTCTGACTGCGTGCGGTCGTGGCGAACGACCGGCGCAACGAGTGCGGCGTGATTCTACGCGCCGAACCCACTTTCTCGCCCAGGCTGGTCACGACGCTTACGAGCTGCGGATAGGTGACGCGCTTGCCCCTCCAGACAAGCAGCGGCCCTTTCCGACGTTCGCCTATCGCTCGTTCCACCGCCTTGGCGGCGCGTTCGGACAAGCCGACCTCCTGCATCCAATCGAACTTCCTGTTGACATGCACCACCGGCGTATCGCCCACACGGTAGTAGTCGGATATGTCCAGTTTCAGCGGTTCGCTTGCCCTCAGCCCGTTGAGCAACAGCAGGCAACAAGCCGCGCCCACGAAAGCCCTGCGGTCGGCCTCAGCCAGGTCAAGAAACGGTGCGGCTTGCTCCTGCGGCAGCCACGAGCCGTCGCTCCAACGGCGCAGCTTGGGACGTTTCACATGTTCTGCCGGATTGCGTTCGATATACTGCTCCTGCCACAGGTACTCGTAAAAGCAGCATATCGGCACAAGCTCACTCGCCACGGTGGCCGGCTGTTTGCCCAACCGCTCTATCCTCCACACCCTGTAGGCATCGATATGGAAACGACGGATCTGCAGCACGTTCAACCTGTTGTCGGAACACCATTTCAGCCACAAGCCCAGCACCCGCTTATACGCGGGTCGGCTTTTCGCCGGAACGCTCGCCAAGTATTCGGCTATCAGCCGTGTCACTGGTGTGTCCATACGCTCACCGCCTCCTTGATGACCAACGGCCCGTCTTCCGGGCCTCTCACGAACGGAGCGACCCATTGCCGTCTGCGTTTGGAATGCGCAGGCCCGTACGCTTGGTTGCGCCAGAACCCACGGACGAAATACCGGTACTCGCATCGTCTTCTCGAACGCGGCGCCCATTCCGAAGATTGGCTTCTGGGCCCCGGACGCAGCACTATCATCTTCACTTTCGCGGACTGGCGTTCCATGCTCACGGGGCGGGGGCCGTCCCGTTCCGTCCGCCAAACGCACGGTTTGACCGCGCTGACTCGCGGCTCGCGCATCAACGCCATAGTCACGTCAAGCACCACGCCCAACGCGGTGGGCACCACCTCCACGTCCATCGGACAAATGGGAAGGCGCTTGTCGAGAACCGTGCGCCGCACCGTATCCGGGTCCGACGTGTACAGGCGCAAACCTATCCGCCCAGCTGTTGCCTCCCATGCGACGGCGTTGACCAGCATCGTGCCAAGGTTCGTGATGCATGAGACACCGTCCTCGTACACGACGAAACCGTTGGTCGTGGGATATTCGGGGGGTTCAGGCAGCTCGCCCGACCTGAACTGGGCTTCCACGACTTTGCACATGTCGCTGTTGACCCACCACAGGCTCGCCGCCTCCAAACCATCCAACTCGCCGTACATGGAATCGACCAGTTCGCCCACCGGCAGCAATCCGCCCGTCTTGGCCAAGGCGGCGCGTTGCCGGCCATCCTCTACCAGATGGTCACGGATGACCGGCAGCCAGGATGGGGTGAGCCGCAGTTTCCTCTGCCGTCTCATCACGCTAGTCCAGTTCGGTGGCGAACAGCGAGGTGTTCGGGCTGGGGTTGTCCGCGTAATCGCCTTCGCCGTTGATCATGTCGTTGGCGTAGTCGATGAGGTAATCGATGTCCTCGACCTCGTAGACCGGCTCGGATGCGCTGAGATCATGCTTCTCGAGCAGTGCCGCGTAGGGGCCGTCCTCGGGCCACACATCCGAATCGTCGTTGAGATTCTTCAAATCGCCGACGTTCCAGAAATCGAGGCTCCAGTCGGGCGACCAGTCGTCGCCGTCCCAGTTCCTCAGCTCGAGGTCTACGGTGCGCTTGTGATCGGTGAATACGGTCATGATGACTCCTTAAAAAACGTGAAAAAAATATGCTTTCGCAGGCCCGGCCATAAGACCGGGCATACTGCCGATAAAAAGAATGTTTCAATCCACGCCCTTGGCGGGCGACAACACGGCTATCGACGCCGATAAGGTCAAGTATAAGCCGGCTCGGAGCCCCTTGCCGGCCTATCATCAGATTTCTTCGAGCATGTACCCGTCGTAGCGGCGGCCAGCGACCTCGAAATCGAATGTATCCACGAATTTGCCGAGCTTCAGGCCGTAGTCTTCGAGCCCCTTGTTAGCTGCGGTCTCCCAACTGTCCTCGTCCTCGCCGTAGATGTCGTGGATGGTCTCGGCGTCCTCGGTGTCATAGCCCTCTTCGGCGGGCAGCAGACGCCAGTCGTAGCTGTAGTCCTGATAGAGGGGGCTTCCGGTTTTGGCGTCGAAGATGGCGAGTGCGCTGTAGTCCGAGTAGCCGGGGATGTCCTGAAGGGCGACGGGGGTGACTTCGATGGTTTCGTTGGTGCTGTCGCTGATTGCCTTGATGTCCATTGTGGAGCCTTTCTGCTCTTTCCGGGCCTGCCTTGCGCTTCCCGGTTGATATACCCAGCATACCACACTCGGTTACAAAAAGTAACCGGCGTGTCGGAAATGCTAGACTGGACCCGTCCACCTTGCTGACACTCGGGGGACAATGCAAAAGCCCCGCAACCATCCGGCGCGGGGCTCAATTTTTGCCCACATTTTGCCCACATTATTCCGGGAAACCGAGGGAACACGAGGGAATCGGCGGGAATAAGAAAAGCCGCTCAACCCTGCTCCCGCAAGGCAAAGCGGCTATTTTCCACTGGTCGTAAAATCAAGGTGCATAAACTCGGCGATTTTGGCTACGATGCCGACGGGAAGCCCTGTGCCGCTTGCGATTCGGCGTATGGTGGTGTCGTCGGCGCGGCGTGAGGCGCGCAGCATTTCGGCTGCGCGGCTCGCTCGTGAATCATTCGTCCGACGGTTCATCGTCAGTCTCGTCTTCGGTGGTGTCGGTGGTGTCGGGTGTCCATCCGAGGAGTGCGAGGATGCTCTGCAAATGATTGAACGCATGTTCGAGGTCGGTCTTGGTGTGGGTCAGGAGCGTGCCGGTCTTGCCGGGGTCCTCGTGCTTGAGCATGTACGCGATCATCTGGATGCTGTTCGCGGTGGCGTCGTACAGGAGGCCGATCTCCTTGCGGTAGTCGTCGCCGGGCGTGGTCCTGCCGTCGTCGGCGTAGGCGAATCCCCTGGGGGCTTCGGGCAGCTGGGGGTCGAGTTCGGCGTGGTGGTTTTCGACCCATGTCGTCCACGTGTCTTCGGCTTCCTGGGGGCTCATGCCGTTGGGGCGGTTGTTGACGAACGTGTCGTGGATGAGGTTGGTGTTGTTGTCGGCCATGATGGTTTCTCCTTGTTGGTTGATGGCTGGTATATGTCTAAAGGGGATTCTTTGGGGTCTTAGACGCTGTTTCAGGTCAAAGACGAGGAGTATGGGCGTTTTGTTTTTCAGGCGATTCCAGGGGCGTTTCCGAGGTTTTCTGATCCCGCGCGCCCGAAACAGGGCCGGCGCCACCGGACGGAACCGCGCCAAGCATCGGCCGACGAGCGGCCTCCAACGCCAGACGAAACGACTCCCCCGCCGGACGGCCCGCGGACACGGAACGCACCAGCGCACGCCGGAACACCCACGCACCGTCCCCGTCCAACCCCTCGCGCACGGCCATCTCGTCCAACTCCCGCTCCGACGGCAGCATGCTCCGACGACGGGCGCGGACCAGACGGTTCACGTCACCCACACCCATCCACGAGCCGCCGTCGTGCGACGAGTAGTATTCGCCGACGGCCGCGTTCGCCTCCCCGAACGTCATCGTCGGAGCCAGCTCCTCGCGGAAGATCTTCACCTGCTCGTCCGTGATCGGCGCGTTGCCATGGTGCGCGTTGATCCGCCGCATGATCTTCGCGGTCTCCAGGAAAGTGACGGTCATCGGTTGCTCCTTTCGCCGCCGCTCGCCGTCAGGCCGAGCATGCGGTCAAGTTCTCCCATACGCCGCTGCACGTCGGCGTTCGAGTCGTTGTTCGATTGGGTGCGGGAAGGCGACTGCGCTGCAGGCCGGTTGGTTTTCTCCCTGCGGATCCAAACGCCGAATGCCGCCGCGAAATCCTTGTACGCGGCGCCGTTGGCCTCGCACCAGTCGCGGAATCGCGCGGCGAGCTCGTCGCAGTCAATGCCACGTTCGGCGGCGAGCTTCCTGTTCGCCTCGGTCGGCTGCCAGCCGTCGGGAATCTGGCGGCGAGTCTTGTAGCGCCAGAGGCGATTCTCTTTTTGTGGATTTTTTCTCTTCGGGGAAGGGGTCTTCCCCTTGCCGTCGGATGTCCGCGTTGTCGGGGTGTCCGCTTCGGCATCGGAGCTTTGGGGTGAGGAGTCAGGGTCGGTTCCATCGGGAAGCGGCCCTCTCACTCTTCCACTCTTCCCTTCTTCCCTTCTTCCACTCTTCCCCTCTTCCTGCGAGTAATTTTCCGTAGGCTTCGGAAGATTTCCGTAATCTTCCGAAGTTTTCCGCGATTCCGTAGAATCGTTGGAAGGGCGCGGAAAACGGGACTTCATCGGATGGCTGATGCGTTGATGGCGGTCCCAATTGGTCAAATAGACAAATTTACCTGTTTTGCCCATCGCTTCAGCCTCGTATATCTGGACCATCCCACGTGCGGAAAGGTTTCCGAAAACTTCCGAAATCTTCGGAAGAAGCTCGGAAGCGTCCTCGGCAAGGCGCGAGGCGAACACGTCGGCGGCGAAATCCACGAGATTGTACCTGCCGACGCCGTTGTCGTCGACGTAGTTGATCAGGCCGATGAACATCAGCTGGCCGAAGTCGCTGAGGCTTGTGAAGTCCTCGCTCCGCCAGATGTCTGGCTTGATGGTTCTGATTCGCATGGTCGCCTTCTTGAAATCGGGGTTCTGTCCTTGGGTCGTCGTCAGACGGTAAGCCGCTCGCTTGCCTCGGCAAGCAAGCGGGCCAGTTCGTTGATGGCGAAGGCGTCGGGGAATCCCATGTAGCGGGCCGTTATATCCAGCTCGTCTAAGTTCCAGGTCTGCTTGCCGGACAGCCTGCGGCCTACTGATTCGCGCGTCACGCCCAGTTCCTTGGCGAGTCCGGTGACGGTGAGCCCCTTGCTGGACAGGAGGGCTCTGATGGCGGTGGAGATCTGCTGGTTGGTGGACATTGGGAACATCCTTCCGTTTCTCAATAGAGAAGCTTAATCTAGGTGCTGCAATACGTCAATTCTCATATGAGACATCCGGCATGTTGCAGGCAATCCAATTTTTCTCATGTGAGATATAATGGAGACATGGTTAGAAACGACGAGTTCAGGGAGACCGGAGAGACCACCAAACGCCTCGCCGAATACATCGATGCGCTCAGAAGAACCCGCGGGGTATCCCAACTCCAAATGGCGCAGGCCATGCGAGACACAACCCACCCCTCGTACGTGTCCGTGCGCCTCAACGGTCGGAAGGCATGGAACCTCGACGACCTGGATGCCATTGCCCCGCTGCTCGGCTACACGTCGGCCATGGACCTGATCGGGGCTGCTCGGAACTGGCGGAAGGCCAAGGACTGACCTGCCGTTCCGAGACGAGGCATCGGCGAAAACCAGGGGCCCGCTCATGACATCGACCCGCCGGCGGCTGCCGTCCGTCTTTGGTTCCGGCTGGTTCATGTTAGCAGTCACGGTATGTCCTTCGAGTCGTCCGCGCTGTCAGTTCCGGGCTTGATTGGCCGGTTGACCCGCGGCTCCGGCGAGTGTCGGCTCGTGCAGGGCGAAATGGTCTGCGACGAGTTCTTCGGGCGTGTATCCGAGGTAGTTGCCGAATAGCTGGAGGTCTCCGGCGCTGATCGGGACGACGCAGCGGAGACGGGTGTCGATGTATCCGCGGGTCTTGCCGAGTTGCTTGCCCATGGCGCTGAGATTGGTTTTCTGGGCTCCGATGATTGCACGGAGGCGCATTGCGGTACGGTTGTTGAAGGGGTCGGTTGCCACGTTTTGCTCCTTTGGAAGTGTTCGCAGTTATGAACATAACCGCAGTTTTATGAACTGTCAAATCGGTAAGTTGAAAATGTTTGTATTTACATAAATAATGGAGGTTATGAGCAAGAAAGCGACACCAGTCAGCGACTTCGGCATCAGAGTCAGCGCGGCGATCCGCGCCGAAGCCGGCATACGCCGCGTCTCGGGACGCCAGCTCGCCGCCATCATGGGCAAAAGCCCCGCCTACGTGAACGAGCGAATCCACGACAACAAGGAGTGGACTCTGGGCGACCTGGGGTCGCTATGCACGGCATGGGGAATGACGCCGGAACAGCTGCTATCGAAATACCGAAGCTGACCAAATCCCGATCCGATTCCAGCCCTTCCGCGGTCAGGTCTGCGGCGCCCTTGAGCCAACGGGTTTGGGCGACGATGACGACGCCGGTCCGGTTGAGGTCTGGTTGCGAGATGAGAAACATGTAGAGTCGTTGCGCCGATGCGGTAAGACGGGTGAAGTCGCTGCCCCGCGCCCACATCTTCATATAGAGCTTCCCAAATTCATGTGCCATGGTCATCCCCTGCGATGGTCTGTCAGTTCCGGCCGGTGTCGGCCGACTGGTTCTCGCCTGTATCGGGCGACGCCAGCAGATCAAGCGCTGTTGTCGGAATCTTCAGGGAAAAGTCATCTCCGGTGAGTTCGAGGATGCTGTACCCCATGGCTTTGGCGAAGTTCTCAATGTCCGATGGCTTCCATTCCCTTTTTGCGTCGTATCGCTGCATTACGTACGACTGGGATTTTCTGATGGTTTCAGCCACTTGGTAGGAGGAGAGCCCGTTGATTCGCGCGATGGCTTGAATCCGGCCGTTGATGGTGTCGTTCCAGGTAGGTGTTTTCATCGTTGCCTCTTTGGTTTGGATTATGGCTCTAATTAAAGCCGGTACTTATATTGCATGTAAATAGATTCAATGTCAAATATTTGGCGTGTGATTGACTACAATTAGATTCAATTGCATTCGCTAAGAGAAGGTGACTATCATGACCGGGAACCGAACCAAGATAGAGGTCAGCGACTTCGGAAGACGCATCAACCGGTACATCCGCTCCCAGAGCGAAACACGAGCCATCTCCGGCCGAACCTTGGCGAAACTCATAGGCCGAAGCAACAAGTACGTGCAGGACCGGCTTTCGTACGACAAGGAATGGGCCCCATCGGACCTCGAACGCATCTGCAGGGAATGGGGGATACCGCGAACCGATTTCTTCGAGGCAGTCGAATCAGTGGGATCTGACCTGGAATCTTGACTTACCCGCCACGGCCGCTTCACCGCAGTCCCATGTTTGATCATCGTCTCGTCCGCCGGTCTGCGGGTTTTGTTTTCGGATTGTCTGCCTGGTTTTGCCGACTCGTAGTCCGAGCTCGGTGTCGGTGTGCTCGCGTTGGTGTTTTTCCTGGTCGAGTTCCTTCACTGCGATGGAGGCGACCTGTTTGTGTAACTAATTGTTTCCACAAGAGTGTATTGTGGCACTATTTGATTCCTTATGCAAATGAGATGACACTCCGGCGTGTCACCACTTATTGCCGTAGTATGAGAACATGCCACGAACAGCAAAACCATGGAAGCCACTGGATATCGCAGTCGCGCAATACTTCGCCGACAAGAGACTGAACACCGTCCCGCGCCCCTCATACAGGGAGCTTGGCGCAGCCATCGAAGTGAGTCACACCCGCGTATCCCAAGTGTTCTCGCAGCAGGGAGCCCCGCCGTCATTGAGCGAGTTCGTCGGACTCTGCCACTTCTTCCGCATGCAGTCATCGGACGTGCTGGCGGAGCTCGAAGGCAATCAGAGCGACGGCCAAACCGCTGAAAGGCTTTCGGAACACAAGTTCGTCATAGTGACAGAAGGCGGAAGGGTGGTGGAGATCCGTGATGTTCCCGACCGGGAAAACAGCCCCGATTGTAATCATTTGGCAACATCAGACGCCAGTGATCCTACGGGGCGGGAAACACCCGGCACATTAGCGGCATCCCTCACCGATGAGGAGCGTCGAGAACTCGTGCTCCGTAAGCTTAAGGCCGGTGACGTGCGTCTCGCCGCGCACGTGGACCCGTACAAGCATGAGGAGATGGAAGGCGGGGACGGTCGGTGAACCCGACCGTAAGCCCCGAGCGTAACATGCTCCAGCCCGTTGGTAACATCTGCCCCCTCCCCATCGTGGAGTTCGGGAACGGAGGAATGGAAACCATGTTGACGGCCGCGAGTTACGACCGCCAAATACCGGTTCACAGGCGCATGACCTACGAGCAGATGCTGCAGGCGGTCGAACCATGCTCGGTGCATGTGACCGAGGGCGTGCTGCCGGGTGACGTGAGCGGAGTGTACGACGAGTCGGTGAGCACCATCGTCATCGACGGGAGCATGACCGACGTGCAGAAACGGTGCGCGCTCGTCCATGAGCTGTTGCACTGGCTGCATGCGGATGATTCGTGCGCGGGCGTGGGCAAGACTCATGAGGAGGTTCGCGTCTGCCGGGAGACCGCGATGATGCTTGTTGCGCCTGACGCTTATATTCGGGCGGAGCGGGAGTATGACGGGGAGATCTATCAGATGGCGTGCGAGTTGGATGTGACGGTGTTCGTGCTGAAGTGTTATCGGCGGATATTGGAGGGGCGGGCACGTGCATGCTGACGTCCGTACCTTTGCCTGTCACTTTGGTCGTGCGTGTGATGAGCGTCGCGCCGTCCGGCTTGTTGATGTTGCGGGTCTTGTCGAACAGTCCCTGTTCCAATGCGCGTTGCGGCGGCTCGTTCCATGATTCGCCTTTGCGGGCGATCAGATACCCGTGTTCGCGCAGCCGTGCGAACAGGCGATTCTGGCCGATCTGCACGCCGCTCTGACGTAGGTCGCGGGCCAGTTCGCCGATCAGGATGCTGCTCTTCGCGGTTTCGACGGTATCGGCGAACAGCACCTTCGGGGCTTGGTCGCGTATGGTCTGCTCCGCCTGGGCGCGCCGCTCGCGTTCGATTTTCAACCGGGTGAGCACGCCGGTCATTCACCTTTCTCCGGTCCTCATTACGACGATCATACTTGGGAATGGGGCTGGGTTACCCGGCACGCCGTTCGTCTCGAAATGGAGTCGGCCTTTGACGAACCGAATCTCCGCACAGTTGAGAATGTACTGTTGGAACCATCGAGTGTCGGTGCGGGCGGGCAGGAGCATGACGACGAGGGTGCCTTTGCGGCTGGCTTCCATACTGCATTTGCGTACCCATTCCGCGATCGCCTTGCCGTATGGCGGATTGCAGAATACCGTCTCCCCCCCCCCATTCGTGAGTGAATGCGGAATCGTCGATGGTGTAGTGTTTCGCGCATTTCGCGTTCGCGTCGCTGGACGCGGCATCCAGCGTGAAATGGAATTCCCGGTCGAGTTCGTCGAACAAGGATTGCGGCGTCTCCCAGTCCATGCGGTTCGACATATAGGCGGCTCCACCGGAACCGGTGAAATCGCTCATTCTGTTTCTTCTTTCATGACGGCGAGTATGGCGTCCTCGCATACCAGTTCTGGCAGTGCCTCGCCGATGGCCTGCATGGCGTCCATCAGCCGGTACCCGCAGTACGGACAGGTCACGTAATATGTGCCGACCCGTTCGCCGCAGTGGGCGCATTCGACGTATCCGAGGCTCATGATCGTTTCTCCTTGACCGGTTTGCAGTTGTGTGGCGCTGGTGTGATTCTGCTGGTCTGACATGCGTATGATCGGCTGCCGTCACGGAGGATGATGGTGTCCGCCGTTGCTTCCGCCCAGCCGAAATAGGCGACGAGGGCGAAGAACGGTACGAAGAACAGTACGACGGCGGCGAAGGCGAGTGTTTCGGCCTTGTCATTACGACTCATTCGTTTGCCGCCTTCCTTGCGGTTTCGAGCATTATCCGAGCGTCCCTGAGATAGATGGCCTGTTCTTCCGGCCTGACCAGCGTCCAGAAACAGTCCTCACAAGGCGTGACGTCTTCCCAGACTGACGCCATGTCCCGCCACAACAGCCTCTTCGCCACGGCCTCTATCTCGGCATTCGTGGGTGGTGCACTGCGGCCACGCAGGTAAGCTTCCTGTAGATCGTCCGTGTCGCAGCAAAACTGTTCCTTGACATGCGTTCCATCCCAGTAGCGGGTCGGATACGCCTTCTCGGCTTCATCATCCGCAATGCTCAATTCGTCCTCTTTCCGTTAGCTTTGACCATTGCCCAGAGGATTTCGCTTGCCGGACGTCGCCGGTATGACCGGTCGTTGTAGGACTGCACGTGGCCGAGAATCAGTTTCGAGCCGGTCGAATCCGGTGTCAGGATCGCGTTCACTCGCTCGGGCACCATCTTGCCCATGACCAGATCGGCGCACAGTTCCTTCGTGCAGACCAGATAGTTCTGGTCGCCGTAGAACGTCAGGCCGTTGCCGCTTGTGAAGTCAGCCATGCATGACTTGACCTCGTAGAACTCGTAGCAGCCTTTCTCCACGCTTGCGGGCACTGGTTCGCCGTTGATGTTCCACGGGGTGAAGCCCACGTAATCTACTCGCCGCTCGTCAGGCGTGTTCCGGTCGAAGTTGACCTCACTCGCCCAAAAAGCGGTCTGATTCTTCAGACGCTTCTCAACCAGCTCAGATAGCATGGCTGTAGTTTCAGCTCTGCTCATTCCATGTCCTCGCTTTGATTGGTGGTTTCGATTTCATGTTCGTCAAATGTGGTTGCTAGCCGCACGTGGCTGTTCATGATTGCGATGCGACCCTGATATTCATCTCTAAACCATATGCATCCGTCACTATTCACGTATCCGCAAGCAATCCCATAAATCCCGTCACAGCGTTCTACCCATCCGCTTTTCAGGTAGTATGCTCCATCGCAATCAAGTTCCACGCGCAGACCCATGTCATGCGGGAGAAGATCTAACACACCGCTCATTCCGCGTCCTTCCTCTTTTGGACACCCGTATTCGTTGTGCTTGCGTTTGAGCCACATGACTATTCCTCCGTGTCTTTGTTCCGCTTTCGTCCCGTCCGAGTCAACATATAGCCGTCGAGATAGAGTTGGAACAGGCTTGCATACCGTCCGTCGTCGATGTCGTCTTCCGGTTTCGCATACAGTCCATCGTTCAGAAGCGCTACCAGCAGTCCGGTGCGTTCCTCCCGTTCGATGTGGAACGGTATCTCCTCCTGACCGTCGTAGGTCTCTCGGACGGCCACACCGTAGTCGCCAACCTGTGGCTGCATGTCCGGGCTGCTGTCGTCCCAGTCGTCGTATGTGATACAGCTTGCGTAGCCGCATTGCGCCTGATCGGCGTCCTCGCTTTGGTTCGGCACCTCCGAAGGCATGGAGCCGCTGCCGAGCATGGAACGGCAATGGGCGATAACACCTCGGTATGCATATATCGCCACCAGGTACTGCGCCGCAAGCTCACCTGAGCTGGCGGCGCTGAAATACTGACATGCCTTGTCAAATCTGCTGTCACACCATGCGATGACTTCTTGCAATGCTTTGTCTTTCTCGGTCACGTTCGCAGCCATATCAGTCCCTCTTTGCCATTCGCTCGTAAATATCACTGCTTTGTGTCGCTGGAATGTCGTTTTGCAGTAGATTGGCGAGCACATCTCGCCCGGTCTTGGTCAGTGACTTGGCTTGACCCATGATGAGTCTGATGTTCCTTAAATCATGCGCTTTGGCGCAGTTGTCGCTCAGTTCATCGGATTGTGCGACGGTGAGATCGTGCAAGTATTGGCTGAGCAATTGCCAGTCCTGCTCTTTGTCAGAGTATGCGATCAATGACGGCTTGTTTTCGAGCCAGGCGTTGAGAATATCTTCCCACTCGTCGCTGTCGGCGGACCAATATCCTAATTCGGTGGATTGGGTGAGGCATCCGGTCTTGTTGGTCTTGCCGGATTCGTCAATGTATTCGAGGATGAGGGATTCGGCGGCGATTTTGTTGGTGTAAATGTCACGCCATTTCTTGATGGTCAGGTTCGTAATGGTCTTAATCATTGCCACGTTCCTTTCTCATTGGTGTCAGGGTTAACGGACGGCCTTCCAGAAGGAGTCCGAATCGAACGGCTGGCCGACCCATACGGTCCAGCCGCTTTTGACTTGTCCGGTCGAATAGTGTTCGCGTCGAGTGATGGGGAGCGATCGAAGCCACTTGTTGCCGCACAGGTTGTTGACGGTCGGATGGAATCCGAGCGTCTGCGGGTACCGGTCGACCCCGTCCTTCTCGTGGAAGAGGATGTCGAGGACGGTGGTGGGTTTGCACCGGTCCATGAGGTCGCCGAGTGTCTTGATGTTGCTTGCGGTCAAAATTGGTCTCCTTTGTCAGGGCAGCAGCGGGTAGGGTTTGTAGCGGTCGTCCCCCGTCAGCTTGTCGTGGATGACGTACTGGTCGCATGGCTCCCATCTGCCTTCGGTGTCGTTGAGATGGTAGACGCCGTGGGTCTGGTGTCCGTCTTCGATGTACCATCCGTGGGGGCAGGTGTTCAGTATGTCGTGCCGGGTGGGCATGGACACGTAGTCGTCGAGGCTGGCTGGGTCGCCTTCGGGGAGCAGCACGAGTCCGCCGATTCCCTGTTGGGCGTCGGCGAGGCGTTGTTCGTATGCGGCTTGTTCGCGTGCCTCTTCGTCTTCGTGGATGCTGATCTGGTATTCGAGTGTGGAAAATCCCGTATAGCTCATTGTGCTCCCTGCATTTTCTGTGTGGACAATAACAGTGTATCACGTCAGTGTGTTTCTCCGCAGGAAAAGAAAAACCGGACGGCCCACTTGTCCACACGGGCCGTCCGGCGAAGGAGAAACCATGTTCCATGAAAACCGGGGCGGAAGCCCCGGACGGAACCCTTCCTCAAACGGGGGTCATCCATGCCGTCACTTGGAAGCCTGTGACGGCATGGAATCGCCTCAACACCCACACTAGGGCATGACGCACGCCCGACCCCGTAAAAACCGCATCTTTCTTAGGAAACTCTCAGGGAGCGGCGCATTGGGAAAGATACGAGACCGTCTCCGACTTCTCCCACGAGCTCATCGACAGGCCATACTTGTGCTTGATGTACACGCGCTTCGCCATGTACTCGCACCGGTACGACCGGTTGTCCGGCAGCCAGACGCTCGGCGTTCCCGCCGACCAGTGCAACTGCTTCGGCGCGCCCTTCCCGTACAGGTTGACGCCCATGCTCTTCGTGTTGTTCGCGGCCCCCTGCGAGGCGAGCAGCACCTCCGGGTCGTTCGCATACGTGACGCGATCGGCCTTGCGGGACTCCTTCCACAAGCCCGACGCCCAGGCGTCGTTCAACGCGACCACATGGTCAATCTGCACCGCGGTCGAATCACCCGACACCTTGCGTGTCTTCCCGCTGACCTTCTGGTACACGTCGCGGCGGAACTCGATGGACTTGCCCGTATACGGGTCGTTCAGCGTGCCCGACAGGACACGGCACTGGGAGTCCATGTCCACGCCGGTCATGTCGCGTTTGAGGATCATGTCGCGCGTGCTCCCCGACCCGCATAGCCTGTCGCTGTTCGCCCATCCGCCGAACTCGCCGGCACGGTCATACCCCTTCACGTGCGGCGTGTCCGTCGGCATGGCCTTCGCCGCGGACAACGCCTCGCCGACGCTCATGGGGCTGGATGCGCCGGCCGGCAGCTTCCCCTCCGCGGACACTCCATCAGACGCGCTACCCCCGTTCCCGTCCGATTGGGACGACCCCTTGTCCGGGGCCGTGGGTTTCGGGAGGTTCAGGCCGAGACCATTCTTGTGCTGCGAGTCGGCGCCGGGGAATAGCTGGCTCACATTCGTGATGACGGGCAGGTGCATGCCCTCCGCGAACGTGGCGTACACGCCGGAGTTGACCACGCCGACCACCACCGCGACGATCATTGCCGTGCCGGACAGCACGCCGGCGACGGTCATGCCTGTTTTCCTTCGAGCCATGACCGTCTCCTATAGGAACGAGTTGACGACGTTGATGAGCACGGCGATGGCGAACACGATCACTATCGCCGCGCCTATGAGCTCGCTGTTGCTGCTGATGAAATCCGACCAGGGGTCCTGGTCGTCCTTGTTTGCCATGATGGCACCTTTCTATTCGCCTTGTATCGACGTGGCATCCTCGCCGGACGGCGTGGAGCCCGTGTCGGATGACGTGGAGCCCGTGTCGCCGCCAGTCCCGGAGGCGGGAGGCATGGTCGCCGAGTCACCCGTCATGCCGGACGTGGAATCGGTTCCCGTGTCCGACTCGTCGGACGAGTCCCCGCTGGATGAGATGAGAGACTTGTCCACCGCGTTCGCGTACGGGGACAGTGTGGACAGGCTTCCGTCCGCACCCCAGTCGACGATCTTCGCGCTGCCCAACGTGGGGTTCTTTACGAGCACGGTGACGCTGGTCTTCACGCTGCGCGAATTGTTCACGTCATCGGAGACTGACGGCTGGGACGGGTCGGACGTGCCGTCCGACTTGACCGTTATCGGATACGGGTCGAACGTGATGGATATGCTCGCGCACCCCCACGCCGGGTTCTGCTCCTTGTTCTTCTTGTCGGTCGGCTGCCCGCCCTTCGTGCACGCGACCATCCAGTTGACCGTCGTGTTCTTCGCGACCCCGATGTTCGCCGGCTGGTACATGTGCGAGGCATCCGGGTCTCCGACGAGCACGGTGAACGCCGCGCTGTCCTTGCCCGCATACGCCTTCGCCCAGGCGGCCGCCACGTTCGTGAAGCTCTGCGGCTGGTCGACCTGCTGGTAGCCGGTCGGCTGGAACGACTGGTTCGTGTTCGTGGTGACCTGCTGCGGGAGTATCGTCGGCTCGCCGACCGCGGTGGCGACTCCTCCGGTGATGGCGACGAGCTGTGTCACGTCCCTCGTCTCCCCGTCCGCGAGGTCGGTGAACGACATACGGTGGCTCCAGTATTCGGTCGTCTGGCCGTCGCCGGTGGACAGGGCGCTCGTGTCCGATTTCTCGCCGACCTTCGTCGCGTCATCCCACCACAGGTTCGAGATCCCCGCACGGAATCCGCTCTGGTCTCCGGTGAGCCATGAGTTGACCGCCTGCAGTGCGGCCTGGCGTCCGGGCTTGTCCGCGTTCAGCTCACGGTATTTCGATCCGAGCGTCTGCCCCATTTCCGTGACGATGTTGACCATGCGCACGGAGATGACGGGAGAGACCAGTCCGACGATGACGAACAGGATGATGATGAGCTTCCATTTGCGTGCTTTCCGCCAGGTCGCCTTGACCGCATCCCATTCGACGCGGTTCTTCCGCTCCTTCTGGTCGAAGTCCAACGGGGACTGTCTGATGGTGGGTTTCCGGGCTTTCCTCATGCACCGCTCCTAAAGATGTGTGAACATTTACACTGTATCACGTAGGGCATGGCAGCATGAATCAGTTACGGAAAAGGCCGGACGCTCGGTCCGGCCTTTTCGGGTCACTCCTCCTCGTATTTCTCCCGCAGTCCCATGATCTCCTCGACGTGCCCCTGCTGGAACACGTAGTCGAACGCCATGTTCAGCAACGCGACCTGCGTGATGTCGAACTCCACGGCGGCGGTCCGCCATGCCTTCCAGTTCTCGTATGTCACCTTCGAGCCGAGCTGTTTCGGGGGGCGACCGCCGTTGCCGTTGGGGGCCGTCGGCTTCGGCGTCTGAGCCGCCCGTATGCTCTCGGACTGGTTCGCCGCCGACGGGATGGCCGCGGCGGCAGGTTCCCCCTGGGGCGGAGCGGCGAACATGCCGACCGATTTCTCCAGCGCACCCATCGTCCTCTGCCGTTTGATGTTCTTTACCACGGTCACCGTCTCCTATCCTGCTCCACGAACTCGATGAGCTCATGTGCGACGCTCGAATAGTCCTCCATGTCAAGCTGACTGGTGCCGGCCATTCCCTTGACCGCTTCGCGGTCCCTGATGACCGTCTCGAACCGCGTGACCTCCAGCCCGTCCAGTTGCTCCTTCGTCTCGTTGGTGAGCCGCGTGTTCAGCTTCGCCCTGGTGACGAGCACGATTGCCGTCCTGCTGTCCGAAGACACCGCACGGTAGGTCTCCGCCGCCAGGCGAAGATCCATCATCGAAGGCTGTGTGGGGATGATGATGACATCCGCCGCGTTGAACGCGAGCTGGATGACCCCGGTATCGGAGGGCGGCGTGTCTATAATCACCCACGTGTCCGGGTATTGGCGTTGGATGAGTTCCCTGTTCAAGGTCACCTGGTTGACGGGGCTGACGGGGAACTCCAGACTGTCGCTGTTGTCCATCGCGGTCATGGCCCATTTCGTCGCGCCGCCCGTGTTGTCGGCGTCGAGTACGACCGCGCGTCTTCCCCATCGTGTGAGCAGGCCCGCGAGCTGCATCGCGGTCGTCGTCTTGGCGACACCGCCTTTCGCGCATCCCACGGCGATGATGATGGTCATTGTCGGTTCTCCTTGCGGCCGGGCGTGTGGATGCCGCTGCCGCCGTTACATCATACCATTGCAACGGGGGCACGGCACGCCGTTGGAACCTCATCCCGTCATGTTTGCGACGCCGTTCCAACGGCATGACGGCACAACGGCGTACCGGTGTCAAGCGTGTGTGGATTCGGATGGATCGCGCCGCGAGCCTCACCCGGCTTAACCGGGGAAGAAGATCCCGACTGGACGTCTTACCGGCGTGACGCCCAGCCAGGAAACCAGCGGAACGTCACAACGTCGACACCGCTCGCCGTCAACACGGCACGCCGTCGGAACGTCCGGCAGGAACTCAGCCGGCCGTGTACAGGAGACGTTCGAAGAACGCCTTGAACATCATGCCGATATCAGGCAACTGCATGGCGATGGAACGAATCCACTCCCTCACGGGAATGCCGAACCCCTCCATCACGCCACTGACGATCCACACGAAAAACAGGATCGCGGTGATCGTGCCGAGAACACTCAGCAGCCTGCTCGCCCGACCCATGACCCTCATGGCGAGGCTCCCCCCGCCGATGAGGATCAGGAGGAGCGTGAGAATCGCGCCGGTCGGCGTGAACACCCATGCGAGGAACACGCTGAAGAAATCGGCGGCACCCTGCCCGGCGATCTGCGCCGTCTGGTTGGTGGTGGATTCCATGGTGCCTCCTTAGATGCTCGTGCCGTCGGATTGGGTGGGAGTGTCGATGACCTCGGTCACGGTTCCGTCCATCACATTGATCGGGGTCGTTGGCGTGGAATCCGCCGCACCGTTCCGAGGCTCGTGTTCCATCGCGTAACGGCGTTCCGCGAGATCGCGCAGGCGCCCGCTCACCATGTCGCTCTGCAAGGCGTCCTCGGCCTCCTCGCGGGTCATGTGCTGGTTGTTCATGTAATCGTCCATGAGACCGTTGCGCGCGTAGCTCATCGCGGACTCGCCGTCCGCGGTGAGGTTGCCGGCCTCGTCGCGCATGCCGTCCGTGTACGGCTTGTCCTCCGTTTGGAACGGGTTGCCGTCGCGGAGCGCCTGCCCGTCGGGGGAATACGCGGTCGGGTCGGGCGGATCCGCGTGAGGACTTCCCGGCGCGG